GTTCATGTCTATCCCATTTAGTTCCGTGACGTAAATATTCTTCTAACTCACCAGTTCCGTCAAAGCTAAAGTTAATTGTAACGTGTTTGAATTGACTAATAACTTTTTCAATACGTTTGTTCCAACTTGTAGCATTTGTAATTAAGTGTAAGAAGATATTTTTAGCATGTCCAGAGTCTACTACTTTTTGTAATACTTTATGTACACGTGGATCAATAAGTGTCTCACCACCTGACATCTTTAACCACTTAACATCTGTTAAGTCAATATTTGATACTGGGTCAAATTTAGGATCATCATAATCAATTTGCTCTGCCCATTTACGAACAGTTGCTGACTTAGTTACTGAATCCCAATATGTCCAGCCTTGTAAAACCTTGTTGTCTAACACTTCCTTTTCAATCTCAGAAGACCAAGTACTATTGCATGAGCGACATTTTAAGTTACATAGTTTACTAGGACGTAAGTCAATATCAATCGGCTTGCCCCATTTGTTACCTTTTACAACATCAAGACCTAGGTGTTCGTAGTTCTTGTGGCTTGTTTCTTCGTGGTCAGCGTACTTGCTGATGAAGTGCATTCTGTTTGATTCTTCCCAAACTTTCTCACGTTCATATCTACCACAGTACCAGTCACACGCCTTAGGCATTTTGCCATCTAAGAATTCTTGTCTAATGCCTTGCATGGTATCACCTACCCAGAACTCGTCTAGTTGTTCTCCTAGATCCTGATCCATGTCGTGCCAGCGTCCTACGATTTTGCTCATACAACATAGCTTGTGTGCCCTGTTATTTGCATTCATGTAAGCGTGAAAGAACGGGGCCGGACAGAACTTCTCATTTGGAAGTTCTTTCATTAATTGTTTTGCTTCTTTATCGTCCATTATAGTTTTAACTCTCCTCGCCTAACGGCTTTAAGTGCCTCCCGTATGCCCACTTTAACATAGCTTTCATCTATTAAAAAATATTCAAAGTCTTTGTGGTATCTCGGTAGCATTGTAACATGTAAGCAGTTTGTCTCTTGCATACTGTATTTAGCACATAATTGTTTGTACCAGTCCAAATACTTATTAGCCTGCCAATCGGGGCTAAAGTTATCCATTTGATGTAATGCTAGTTGACAGTTACTTAGAACTAGGTGTCCGTAGCTGTTTTGTTGTGCTATTGGCATCATATCGTTTTTTGGATAGTTGCTCCAGCGTACACCAGTTCGCATATTACCTAACCCTATCCCCTTGCTCAGGCTAAAACTAACTTCAGTAATCGCTGGGTGGTTAAGGTCAAATTCCATATCGAAGCAAGTTCCAAACCAAGCACAGTCTAGTATTACAGGTACATCTAGTGCTAAACATCTATCTAATAGCTCTTTCATTTTAGGGTGTTCACTGCCTGTGCCGCAGAATGGATGTGATAATACTACCCAGTCTCCGGGCTCAATTGGATCAGCCCATTCACCGTTTGCTTGTTTACCGGTGTGTTCATCTAGCCATGCATGGTTCTTATATACACGTCTGTGATAAGCATATTCGCCTCTAAACAAGCGTAAACGTCTACCAGCATACCTGAAGTAAGCCTCATCAAAACTTTGTGTAGTTCCAATAATGATGTCCCTTCTTAAATATCGTTTGCTGTGAAACTTACAGCCGTCTGTTATCTTGTTTTGTTTAGATGAATATATCCAATCAATAAATCGTTCAATGTATTGATCTTGTACTTCAAAGTACCCGGGCTCACTTAGCCATTGTTCCCATGGTGCTTCTTTTAAACTTTTTTGGAAAGCTGGATCGTATATAGCATTGTGTCTGTTCCTAAAAACTTTGCCTAGTAGTTCATCAAATTCTAATGTCATTGTCTTTTACCCATTGTTGTATAAATTCATTAATCTCAGGACAAGTTTCTGCAAAGTTCTGTCCTCTACTCTCATCTAGCTTTTTTGTGTGGTCTATAAAGTTAATTAGTGTATGACTAGTATCTTCAGAGTCCATAAATTCTAACATCTTGTTTAAGTGGTATTCTGTTTCTTCAAATAATACTTGAGGATCTTTATCCCATGATCTAACTATCTTATGTCCTATTGGCGAGTTTATATTTTCTAACGAATAGTCTTTTGGTAAACCCATACACCAATCTTTAAACCAACCGTTGATCCAAGTTGTGTATCTTTCTCTTACATACGCTTTGGCCTTAGGCGGTAAACTAGTAACACAATAATGTTTTGGATTGTGTACAGGGTGTTGTGTAAACCACGGAGTCTTTGCTAAACGATTTAACTTGCTCCAGTTGTTTTCAATATCCCATTCAATAATTCCCATAGGTTCTAGTACATTAAGTATTTGAAATGTAAATGTAAACCACGGGTTAACATTATCAGGTGACTCCTTGTCTAGCTTTATTATATTTTTTTCTATCATTGGCCATTTGCTAGGGTGCCTAATATATTCATCTAGCTCTCCAATACCATCAATACTGCCACCTATATCAACACGTTTAAAATGTTTCCAATATGTAAACAACTGTTGTGGAACATTAGTCCAGTTAGTATTATAATCTAACGTAATGTTCTCTGCTAGTCCTTGATCTATTAAGTGTTCTAATAGTTCGTATTGCTTTTGATTAATCAACGGCTCACCGCCCGATATATGTATTAAACTAATACCTGGAGCATGAGTTTGAAAGTCTTTCCATAAGTTTGTATGGTCGTACCAATCAAAAGGGTTCCAATCTTCTTCTTGTTTCTTAGTAACTTCGTAGTCATCTACAACACTAGTAACTACAAATCCACCTGCGGCCTTTACTCTGCCTTTAACTTCTTTAAGGTTAATTCGATAGTCACCGCTTTTAAATCTGTCTAGTACTAAACTTTTATGTTCTTTGTACCACTGAGTTGACTCTGTGGGATTACACATACGACAAACAAGATTACATAAGTTACTAAAACGTATGTCTGCTTCAAACATAGGTGTAGCATCTACGTCTATTGTGCCGTCAGGTTGTGTTACTTTTAAACTATCCTCAAAATCAAAACGTTCATGTAAACGTCTAACATCTAGTCTACGTCTTGACTGTTGTCCCACTGAATCTTCTTTGTTACAACGCTGACATACTTCGGACTGTTCGCCTTGAAGCATTTTACTTCTTACATCTTTTAGCATACTACAGTTTCTAGTTTCTGCTAATGAATGAGTATCAGCTCTCATAGCCACACCGTTATCATCTCTTAATGTGCCTTTAGTTTTTCTATGAGTGTTTGCCTGTACACACATGCGATAGTCGCCGTTATTGTTTATGCTAAATGACGTCCAAGGTACAGGGCACCAACTAGGATTGTCCTTCTGGAGAGTTTGTAAATATTGTTCGCTTTTGGGCAGTCCCTCTCCAGAGACATATCCTGTACCGCCAATGAATTTTGTTTTAGGTGTGTTATTCATGTCGTGCTAATTCTGGAAATGTTGTTCGCCAATCTGTATTCCTTATTGAATCCATTTTGTCTAGGTATTCTATAGTATGTTCCCATTGGTGGCTGTTATCTTCTTTCATCATATGGTTAGCTACTGCTCTCAATCTATTATGGTTGTTAACACTTTTGCCGCCGCTTGGCTGGTGGTGGGTATTAATCCATTTTGTAATGTTAGTATATCGTACTAGTATTTCTTCTTTAAGTTTTTTAGGTAATACTTGTACACTTAACAACGGGGGTTGCCATAGTATGTGTATACCAATCATACCACCGAAGTTAGGATATACTGTAATCTTCTTAAAGTTTTGATTCATTTTCCATACAATGAAGTCTGGTAAATGCCAAGCATTAAGAGCCTGTGCTGTACAATCTATTTCTACCTTTACGTTATTACTTAACTGATCGTGCCAGTGTAAACTGTCTAACTGATCCTGCCACGTACCCGGGTATCGTATGTAAGTATAACGGTCGTGTGTTCCATCCATGCTTAAATGCAATGTAACACTTTTGAAGTGAGTATAAAGTTCCTTCAACTCTTCATCTAATATCTGTCCGTTGGTATTGAATCTTAAATCAATATGTCCGGCATTATTAGTATCAACACAATCCCGTAGGAATTTTTTAAACTCTGGGTTAACTGTTGGCTCGCCACCTATGATGTAAACACTATATAATTTTTCTATATTTTCGTTTAAACTATCCCAATAGGTACGACTTTTCTTATACCAGTTATAAGCACCAGCTTCATTTTTATTCCAATATGTTTGACTGTCTACTTCAGAACTTATATCTAACTTCTTTAACTTGAGCCAATCGGGTATCCACAAGCTCGAGTCGCTCGGGTTACACATAACACACGCTAGGTTACAAGCATTGCCGAGTTTCATATCAATGTAATGTATGCCATAAGGCATACTTCCATCTGAATTCATTTTGTCTACAATTTGATTGTAGTCTAACTGTTCGGACCATAAATCATTTTCCCACATACGTTTTGATCTATAACCTGACTCTTCTTCTTTATAACATTTACGACACACGTTCGGGCGTTCGCCATTTAACATTCCCTGACGCAACGTTTTCATATACTTTGTATTCCAAAAATCTTCAGGAGCATCTCGATGAAGTTCTACGAAGCTACCATCATCTTTCCTGTTACATCCGATGTATTGTTCATCGTGAGTTGAATCAGAATTTGCTGTACAGCATATTTGCATTCTCCCATCAGTCCTTGTACTAAGGTGTATGAAAGGCAATATACAAAAGCCGTCTATATCTTTAATGAGTTTAGCCATTTTACTAATACCGGGTCTAATGTTTTGTATGATGTGTTTCTAACAGTATCATAGTTGATTGTTGTTTCGTAAAGTAAATCATTTTTTCTTTCTAATTGATTGTTTGATAATCTATTTGCTTTGTGGTAAGCAACAAAGTTTTCCATGTCCTCTACTTGTCTGTGTCCTGTTGCTCTAAATCTTTCTAATCCTAAATCTAATATATGATCTGGTAAAAATTCGGGAGATAATTCACATCCTGGCGGTGAGAGTTTGAAATCAAAGTTTACATAATAGTCGCTGTAGTTAACAAGTTGATCTAAGTTAAGCCAGTTGTATGCTTGTATCACACAACTTAATTCTACATCGACCCAACTGTATTGTTTAATTTTTAGTAATCGCTTATCTAGTTGTTCCCACGAAAACGGATGACGAATATATTCATATACTTCTCCAGTTCCGTCAATGCTAATAGTTAATTTTACATGTTTAAACTGTTTCATTTTTTCTAGTATAGTTTTAGAAAACTTTGTACCGTTGGTAGTGACATTTAATTCTAAACCTTTGGCTAAATCTTTCTCAATAGCAAAGTCTAAAATCTCTAAAAAGTCTTTTGACAAGAAAGGTTCTCCGCCTGTTACTTTGAGAATATCTATACCGTCAGTTAACACATCTTTAGCATATTGTTTTTTTTCTATTGAATAGTAATTTTTATGACGTGTGTGTCTTTTTAATGTTGTCGGCAATGGTAATTCTTTTTCTCTAAACTTATCAACAGTTTTCCATATCTGATCAGAATTATGTTGACTACACATTACACATTGTAAATTACATCGATTATCAAATTCTATATCTAAATATTTTAATGTAGGTTTATCGATGTGAAAATAGTTTTTAAACTGCTTGTTATATCCTTGCCTTTCGCTGAACACTCCAGCATCTTCCTTAACCCAGCACACATCACAAATCGCTGGCTTCTCCCCGTCATTTAATTGATTTCGTAACTGACTTGCTTTAGTTCCTGCGAATGCATCTTTGATGGATGTATCGTTAGCAGTTGTGTTGTCATATGGTATGCCAGAATTACAACATGGGTTATATGTATTAGGTAAACTTAAATTAATTTGTACCCATGGCATTATACAAAATGTTTTTGAATCAGTGTTCATGCCTTTAGTGTCTGTAGCCATTTTACTAATACCGGGTCTAATGTTTCGTATGATTGTTCTCTAACTTTATCAAAATTAACAGTCGCTACATATAATTGACGATTCTTAAATTCCATTTCGTCTTGTCTATTTGCTTTGTGGTAAGCAACAAAGTTTTCCATGTCCTCTACTTGTCTGTGTCCTGTTGCTCTAAATCTTTCTAAGCCTAAGTCTAGTATGTGGTCTGGCAAGTACCTAGGGTGTAGTTCGCTATCACGCGGATTAAGATCTAAATCAAAATCTAAACGTTCTAGTAGACGCCACTCTGGCATGCCTAATCCTTTCATGTAGAAGAACAAGTCTGCTAAGTTCAACCAGTTGTATGCTTGTACTACACACGCTGTCTTTAATACTAACTTGTTATCGTCTTTCATTCCTGTTTCGTGACCAAACCTTACAGCCTCGTCCATACGCTTTGCCCATTGTTTAAAACTATATGGGTAGCGTATATAGTCATACACTTCACCGTAACCGTCTACGCTAACTGTAAACTCTACACGTTTAAAGTGTTTAAATTTAAGTAATATCTTTTTAACAAACTTACTAGCATTTGTAGTAATCATTAATGTAATGTTCTTTGCTAAATCTTTTTCAATAGCTAAATCTAAAATCTCTAAAAAGTCTTTTGACAAGAAAGGTTCACCACCAGTTACTTTGAAGATGTCGATAGTTTCTAAAACTTCTTTAACATAATCTTTTTTAACAGTTTGTTTAAAGTCAAACTTTCTGTCTTCTTCTGTATACTTGCCTATGTGATTAGGAAGTGTTAAACCTTTTTCATTTAGCAAGTCTATTGACTTCCATATTTGATCTGAACTATCTGGGTCGCACATTCTACATTGGAAGTTACAAACATTGTCAAACTTCATATCAATGTATTTTAATACTGGAACATTGTCTATGGGAATCAAGTCAGCAAACTTTTCGTTGTATGCTTGTCTATAACTCCATACACCAGCATCTTCTTTAACCCAGCAAGTATCACATATCTCAGGACGTAAGCCCATTGTTAATTGAGTTCTTAATGTTGTAGCTTCTTTGCCTTTAAATGCTTCTTGTAGTGTGGCATTTTTAACCGTTACATCTTTGTATCTACTGTGACTATTACAGCAAGGTTTATACCAGCCATTAACACTTAGGTTTTGATGTATCCAGGGTAGAACACAATACGTTGGAGATTTAGTTGGTGTCATTATATAACTCTTGGTTAGGTAGGCTTAATAACAATGGCGGAGTATTTAAACTTTTAATAAACTTTGTGTTATTCTTATCCCATAATATCATAGCATTATTAAAATCAGTAGAGTTAATTCCGAATTCCTTATTAACCCAATCGCCAGTGAAACATTCTTCAAATGTGATGAATAGGATATTATAATTTCGATATCTAATATAATCTAAAAAACTACGATTCCACTCTAACAACCAAGAATCATCAGGTTGATCGAGTTGGCCGTAAATGTCTTCTTGCCAACCTGAATAAACTATCGAATTGATAACAGTTTGTGTTAATTCTTCTTTAGGTACTGATGCCATAATTGTTTTATTTAATGTGTGGCTTGCAGTTAGGTCTTCATGATGTTTTAACATACCTAATACTCTTATGTACTCTTGATATTTGCGACTATGTTGAAATATTATTTTAGAATATTTAAATAGATGATGGTATCTGACACAGGTATGTGATCTAAATAACATTGGCAAGTCTTGCTGATCAAACTCATTAAGATCTTTTTTTGTTGGGGGCCGATGCTCTTCATCGCTTCCAACATTATCATATGTAAGTATGAACTCAGCAAGTTGTTTAAATGTTATGCTGTTTCTTTCTCTTCTGACACTCAAAAACTCATTTGGCATTTCGTTCATTTCAAGGAATAGCAACGGGGATTGAATAGATCTTGCAAGAGCAGAACCGTTATTATACTCACTTCTATTGATACCGTCTTCAACTGTATTGATATCGTCATCATCTAACGTTTTGTAAAATAAATTTGGTTGCTGTGACAAATAATTACAAATATGCTCGCCACCGCCACCTCCGTGATAAACTAGGAAAACAAACTTATGTTGATTTTTTTCGATCCAAGTTGCTAGTTGATCTATAGTTAGATACGTATCTCCACCTGGTTGTTGGTCTATCTGAACCATTATTCTTCGTCCAGTAGTCTAGCCATATCAGGAAAGGTAGTCCTGAAGTCTGTTCCTCGTTGGGCATCCATTAAGTTAATGTATTCTCTAAACTCTGGCATACGTTGTGACCAGTCTTCTGATTCCATAAATGTTAACATACCTTCTAGTCGTTCTATACCGTAACTAGCAGTACGCCAAGTTTCGTAATCAACTTTTCCTTTATGCCACTCGGGAATTCCCTTTTCCCAGTTAGCTTCCCACCATGGATAAAATTCTTCGTACTTCTTACGACATGCTTCTTTAAACCATTTAGGTAATACTTTAACATTTAAGTGTGGCGGATGATAAACAAAGTGATAGTTAATACCACCAGCACCAAATGGCCACATGTTAATTTTACTAAAGCCTTGCTCTAGTTTCCATTTAATAAAGTCAGGCAAGTAATAAATGTTAAGAGCCTGTACAGCACACGCTACGGTAATTTCTGTATTGTCGCCTGTTTCTTGATCCCATATTTTAAATACTTCTTCGTTTCGTTCCCATTCGCTTGGGAAACGTATGTAATCATTCCATTCTTTAATCGAGTCAACACTATAATGAAAACGTACTAATTTGAAGTGTTTCCATAACTCTAAGAGGTCCGGACGCCACTCAACACCGTTGCTGTTATAACGTATTTCCATCTTACTAGCATAGCCTTGGCGTATAACTTCTTCGAGTATTTCGTAGTGTTCTTCGATGATTAAACTCTCACCGCCAGCAAAGTAAATCTGTTTCATGTTTGGAACTTGCTGATAAAACTGTTCCCAAAACTTAGGATTCTTTTTATGCCAGTTGTAACTAGCACCAAAGTTTTTACCCTTGTTATCCCACACCATTGTTTGCTTTAGGTTTTCATTTTTTACTTTAGGATAAACTTCTGTCCAATCTTTAACCCAGTCACTTGAATCATGTGGGCTACACATTACACATCTTAAATTACACTTAGTACCAAAGCGTAAATCTATGTATGCTAACTGTGGAGGCACTTCTCCGTCCTCTGAGGTTTCTTCAATTAGCTGATCTAGATCTACACGCTGTCTCCAGTAATGTGTTTCCCATTCTCGTTTTGATTTATGACCTGCGGCTTCTTCTTTATAACACTTTACACAGCTAGGTGGTTTCTCACCAGCTAACATTTGTGTTCTAACATTCTTCATGTATGAACCGTTCCAGCTAGAAAGGAAATCACTTACATTTAAGTTATTGGGTTTACCGTCTTCGTCTTTCAGTATACCTACTTGACCCCCATGCTTACCTCGGTCGTTAGTAGCACCAACACTTGAAGCATTTGCTGTACAGCAAACTCTCATAGCACCGTCAGGTCTAGTACTTAAATGGACCCAAGGAAGAATACAAAATGTATCACTTGGTAGTTTGTCTTTATTCTCATCTACGTTTATTGCTTTAGACTGCTGTGACGGGATTATGTCTAATGTGATCTCTGGTTGTATTCTTAATTCTTGTTCTTCGCTCATTACATTCTATCCATCGGGTCATAATCGTCCATTGGCATTGTATGATAAGGATCATTAAAGTTTGGATCGTCTTCTCCTACAACTTCGGTTACTTCGGGTATATAATGTTTTAGCATGTTTTCAATACCCATTTTTAACGTTATCATACTGCTTGAACATCCAGAACAAGACCCACTTAATAACGTTTTAAGAATGCCAGTTTCCATATCAAAGTCTAATACTTTGACCTCGCCGCCGTGTTGGGCAACGTTTGGCTGTATCTTCTCGTCCATTATTTTGTTTATTTCTGTTAGTATTTCTTCTTTTGTTTTCATTTGTATATCCACGGTAAAGTTAATTTTGAATCTGTGCCCCTATGTTTATCGAGTGCTGTGAGCCAGTCTATTAAGTTGTCTTGTGGCTGCCCTACAGCGAGAATTGATGGTTCAGTAAGTGTATTAACATCTACGTCAGTTAATCCTTTTTCTGTACACCAATCTAATATTGTGTCAATATGTTCTTCATTTAGTTGCGATTTTGTTACATTTACAGCAGTATGTATGTGCTTTTGCTGTAGTAATGTATTTAGATTATTCTCGAATGTCTCCCAATCTAACGGAAACCTAATATACTCGCCAACTTCGTTAATACCATCCACACTAATAGTTATCACTATTTTTTTGAAGTGTTCTAGCAACTGGAGTATAGTATTATCTAGCATTGTTAAGTTAGTAGTAATTTGTAAATCGATATGTTTACTATGCCCATTGTTAATTAATCCCTGTAATAAATGTTTTACAGATGGCATATAAAATGGTTCGCCACCTGCTAATTGCAATCGTTTGATTGATTTAGAATGATATAATATTTCATCAATTTGTTTAGTACTGAACTTAACAGTCTTCTCATACGGCTCTATGGCTAAATGGATATCTTCGATCCATTTACTACTAACACGTGGGTTACACATGACGCATTTTAAGTTACACACGTTACCAGGGCGTAAGTCATAGTACTGGGGCAAGGATGACATGTACCCGTCACCACGTACTACGTAATCCCATTTGTCGAATTGTTTGTTTACTTTTATACGTTTACTATCGCGACCACAATCTTCATCAGCCCAGCACGTACTACACGCATTTGGTCTTTGACTATATAACATTTGCCTTCTTATTTTTTTTAAGTAATACGAATTGAAACTTGTAACATCTTTATACTCTGGCCCTAACTCTGTTCGGTCTCCAATGCAACAGGGCAGTAGTTTATTATCAGTATCAACAAATTGTTGAATGAATGGCAGTATGCAAAAACTATTGGAACTGTGCTTTGAATGGATCATATTCCTCCCCGCATTTCTCAGCACAAACTTTTAGTCTACCTTGTTTAACACTAGGAGCAGACCAACTTTGTTCTATGCTTTGTAATAGACCGCCTCCGAACACTTTTCGAAGCCCGTGTTCCTTAGTATCAATTCCTTCTTTGCCGCCTGCGGCATTGATGTGATTCCAAACAGGTTCTACTGTAGGATCCTTGTGCCACCACTTGTACATTCTACTTGCTGTCCAGCAACACGGCATTAGTAATCCTTCAGCACTAATATAAATGTTTCCTTCTTTGGCAACCTTACATTTAATATTACAAGTATCTAAATAGTTTTCCATGCTACCGTGCTTAGTAACAATTTTGTCAATTTGTTTTGTTGCTGTGTTTTGTAATTCTATATTCTTTGGCTTTTTTAAATTAGTTGTATCTTTTTCTTTACGGTTCTTTGCTTGGTGTTCATCTTTTTTATCTAACCAAGTAGTTACAAACCTTGCTGTTTTCTTTGCTTGAAATCGCTCAAAGCCGGCTTCTTCACTAACACGTTTAGCTTCTTCTACTTGATGTTCGTTATGTTCAAATATTAAAAAGTCCCAACGAGCTCTGCCACCTGCTCCTATGAATGCTTTGTATGAACGCTCAACTTTATCCCAACGTACATTTTGTCTGTACATATGATTAGTATCTTCTAGTCCGTCTAGACTAAAAATAACAGTACCCATTCTACCAAATATTTCTGCTAGTTCTTGCCACCAGCTTTCCTCTTGGGCTCCAGCGTTTGTATTCATACTTAACCACAGGTTGGGATTAATACTACGAAGCCACCTAAATGTTTCTAAGGTATCATTGGCCATAACAGGATCACCTAAGTTGCCGCACATATAAAAAGTTGTTAGTTGCTTAATAAACTCAACGTCAAATATACGTTTAGCATCTGCTAATGTTAGTTCAGCATTTGTAATATGTGGACTGTCTTTACCACCGTTGACATTTCTATCGCACATAGGACAAGCCGCTTGACACCGCTGAGTTATCTCATAGTGTACCATCTTAATGTCTTGATATCTATACATTATATAGGTACCTGTTTGGTTGTTTTCCGATAAATTTGGGAACGATCCCAGAGCAATAGGTTCGTAGAAATGTTGTATTATCTTTATCCCATTCGATCATTGCTTTATTAAATTCGTTTGAATCGATTCCGAACTCGTCGTTGATCCAGGTTCCGTTAAACGAATCACAAAAGTCAACAAATCTTATATTGTAATTTTTTAATCTTTTGTTTGCGTCTAAAAAATGCCTATTACCTCTAACCAGCCAGTCTTCTTGGACAACAACTTCTTCAGAGTATACGTTTTTAACCTCTCTTTGCCACCCGTCGTAAATTATTGCGTTGATTAGATCTTGCCTCAAGTTTGATGAGGGAGGATTATATTTTTTAAACTTAGCCCATGGCCCATCACCGTCGTCTAAGCATTTTAAAGTTCCTAATATTCCTATATAATTATCATACTCACCGCCACTATAAAATATTATTTTAGATTTTCTAAATAAAGTCATCCAATGTGATGTTTCGTGTGCTAATAACATTATTCGCCCAGGGAGTTTTTCAAAAGCAGTAATATCAGCAATAGTTATAGGGTGAGCAGTAATCTTAATGAGATCTTCAGCTATGCTTTCAAACGTATGGGTGTCTATGTCTGATTGAATTCTAAGGTACTCTTGAATACCTTTAGATATATTGGGTATGAACATTGTTGTTCGATTAGTGGGATAGTGTATAGGTGCATTAGATTTCTCATAGTGTCGATAAAACAGTACATCGGGTTGTTTGCCTAAATAAGAATGAATAAACTCACCACCGGCGCCTGTATTATAGATAAAGAATATAAATCTGTGTTGATTACTTTCTAACCAAGTTGCGATCATTTTTACAGTTGCGTTAGTCATCTAAAATTAATTTAACCTCTACTCCGGGTCCGACCTTACTAGGTAAGTCGCCGTACTGATCAACATACCAATTAATAACAGCAAGATACCAATTCTTACTATTGTGGTGTGCTTGTTTGTTAAACTGATAGATGTTATTGCTTGTTGCTTCCATACAGCTAAGTGCTCTGGCGGTCTCTTTTTGTAATTCTCTAGTTGTTAGATCCCAGTCTTTCATCATTTATATCCTATTACCATATGTCTATCATACTTTGTTAAGTTAATACTATCAGCATACAGCACAGAAGTTAATTGACATTGCTCGAGTAATTCGTCTACAGTTGCGTGGCAATTAATATGCTCGTCTAATTCAGTGTAGTTGTTGCTTTGAAATATACATAATTGTCCTGGTTGAATTTTTCTAATGAACTCGTCAAAGTTTTCTAAGTGTTCTACGCTACTACAAATAATAGTATCGGGCTTACACCAAAGTTTTTCTTGTGTTCCGTTTGCTCGTTTAGTTGTAAAGTCGTGCCCGGCAAAATTAATATTGTATATATCCTCAGTAGTTGCCTTAAACTTCCAGTTGTCTAACGTATAGTTTTTATTGATACGTTCTGCGATAGTCCAGCAACTGTCGTCTATGTCAAAGCTGAAAACTTGTTCTGCTTTACATCTCTGTAGTAAGAAGTATGCAGGCACACCGTACCAGCCGGCTAGTAAGAATACTTTACCTAAGTCAACCCCTGTGGCTTGTATTTTATCGATCATCCATAATTTGCTTTTTACTTGACCGATGCTTAACGCATCTTCGATATTATCTGCTTCGTCAACTGCCTTAACCATGTTAGTAATAAACGGATCTGCCCTGTTAATAACTGCTGAAAGCCGTGTAACTGATTTCCATTGTTGGTTCCTTACACTTTTAAGTAAGTCGCTTATTAGGGCACTTTCGATATCGATGCCCCACAAGTCACACATGGCAGGTATAATGTGCCAATATTGTTCTTTATCATTTGACAATACTACTTTTCTAAAGTTCTCATACTTAATCCAACTATCGCCATCTGTTCCTAATAGTCGTCCAAGTGTTTTAATAATTGAAGCAGGCTCCTGGGAGGTAACACTAATCTTAAGGTCCTCTAGTGGTATAATATCAACCTTATTGAGTTGTGGAGTATTAAGGGTTGATAAGAGTCTTAAAATGGCTGTTAGGTCGCCACCCAGGACTGCTGATCTCACATCTGTAATGTCGTAGTCGACCAACAGGTGAGAACTCGTTGTGATTAGCCCTGCTGGATCTTGTCCTAGCACAGCTGATCGAAAATTGTTTGCTCGTTCGGCATGTTCATCATTTACTGATAATAGTTCGGTCATTACTCTAATAATACTGCTAGGGTCTTGACTTTTAATACACCGTTCAAAGTCTTCAAATAACTCGTTGTGTTCTACTCTGCCTAATAGTGCTGTCATATTAATTACAGCACTTGCATCTTTTGACAATGTAGCTCTACGAAATGTAGAGTTAAGTTCTTGATCTGGATATAAACGTTCTATCCTATCTAGAAATTGTATGGTGTTAAAGTCACTCATACCATTTATACCAATCTGGTTTTTGTGCTATTCGCTCTCTTATTCGTTCACGAATAAGTACTAAATCTTTATCTGTAGGTTGCCAATCATTATACAATTCATCTGGCCACTGTTCTCTTTTAAACTTGCGGTCTATGTTAGGTTTCATTCCTCTACGTCTCATTTCTTTAACAAGTTCTATATATCTTTTGTGTAAATACTCGCCTTTGTTATAAAAGAATTTAACGTGTCCAGTATTAAGTGTAAAGTTGTCAGGTAATGTTTGTTTTGTTTTATTCCAGTTAGGAGATCTGAGTGAACGCTGTAATGACGAACCAACCATAAAGATTTCTCTGTATTCTGCTACCAAATGTTGATTGGATAATTCGTCTGGTTGTACTAAATTAATTCTAGTCATTTTGTTTCTTATACATTATAGTATACCTCCTGTAACCAATCGAAGTCGTTGATTTTAGTAACGTCGCCACCGTCTAGTACATATTTCTTTCCATCATTGGCACCGTCAACACTTGATTGCCCGTGTGGGCCACGTCCTACAGTACACCAAGCCTCTAATCGTTCCTCTGTTTCCTTTTGATTTTGTCTGTCAATAAGTCCGCTTTGTAGTTTAACACATTCTCTAAACGCTGACTTCCAAGTGTTATAAGCATCAGTATCTGCTGACACAGTACTTGCTACAACTTGTACAGCTTTAAATTTATCACTAACACTAGTTGTAAAGTCTGTAACTTTTTTACCTGCTAATGCTAATACTTTCTCAGTAGGGAATAATTTAATACCATTGTTACCGTATGTTAATCCGTTAACAGGATTCTCTGCCCGCCATACATGAACTACATCTCTGTTCCATTTGTCAGGCCTATATGTAAAATTAAAGTCGCCATTGACAATAGTATCTGCTTCAACGTGCCAGTACATACTTGTTCTAGAAACTTTAGCACATTCTATATGAGCATTGACTAAACCTTTAACTCCGTGTACACGTTGAGACCAAGGAAAACGGTCAACTAACTTTTGCCAGTTCTCATCAGCGTTGGACTCTTGATAACTCATGTAGATAATATCAAACATTTTAGCCTTCTTCTTCCATCATCTTTTCCCAAGCGATAGTCATACTGTTAAACATTAAATCATAATGAAACTTTGCTCTATCTTCTTCATTTAAGTCACCATCATAGTCGGCTTGTAGTTCATCAGCAAGAACTTCTGCAAAGTGTTCTATGTCTGCTTCATCTTCTATTGTTTCTATATGATGTCCATAATAGTTTTCTACTGTTTCGTAGTCTGACTCTAGTGCAATTGCAAAATGTTTTATTAGTGTATCTTCTTCTACCATCCAATCTTCTCCCATGGTACATCTTTGTCGCCAAAGTGTCCGTATACACAATTCTCACTATATCCATAAAAGTTAAATAAATCAAACCTATCAATAATACCTTTTGGTGTAAGGTCAATATTTTCTCTAATATACTTTTGAATACTTTTATTATGTCCGTTGCTGTCAATGTAAATGCTTGTTGGTTCTTTTACACCGATAGCATATGATAGTTGTATTTGGCACCAGTCAGCCATATCGTCTGCTACAACATTCTTTGCTAACCAACGTGCCATATATGTAGCACTACGATCTACTTTCGTAGGGTCCTTTCCAGAAAAAGCACCACCACCATGAGGAGCGAAACCACCATAGGTGTCCACGATAATTTTTCGTCCTGTAACTCCGGTGTCTCCATCAGGTCCGCCAATAACAAAATTGCCAGTAGGATTAATATGCCATGTAGTGTTTTCATCAATTAAATCTCCCAGTACTTCACGTGCCGCATCCTTGATGGGCATTCTTATACTATCACCGAACCCTTTTTTGTGCTGATGAGATACTACAATTTGGTCAACACGCTTTGGTACTCCGCCGCTGTATTCTATGCTTACTTGACTTTTAGCATCTGGTAGCATATAGTCGTAACCTGACTTACGCTTCTCATTGAGATTTTTTAATATCTCGTGACTGTAATAAATCGGAGCAGGTAAGAAAGACCCGTTATCGAGACAGGCATAACCAAACATAAGACCTTGATCGCCGGCACCAAACTCATCTGTGCCTAATCCAATGTCGCCACTTTGGCTATGTATAAGATTATTAATTTTTAGATTTTCGTAATGGAACCCGTCTTGTTTGTATCCAATCTCTTTAACTTTGTCACGAATAAGTTGTTCTATTTCGTCGGGTGTTACATTAAAGTTTTTTACTTCGCCTGCAATTGTAACATGATTAGTAGTTACAAGTGTTTCAACCGCAACACGAGTAGTTTCGTCTCCTGCTTTTAGACCAGCATCTACTAACGTATCACTGATTTGATCTGCTACTTTATCTGGATGACCAGCACTTACTGACTCACTTGTAAAAGTGTAATTATTTTCCATATGTTATACTCCTTTGTGTACTGTTGTATTTTTACAACATCTTTAAGACCGCCGCAACCACATTGGCTCTTTATTGCTTTACCACTTAATTAGTTTATATTATAACAAATATTAGAGAGTTTGTCAAGAGCAAACTCTAACTTTATATTCTGTTTCAAACCTATCAGCATCTTCGCGGGTGTCAACCATTGGCTCGCCCCTGATATTGAGGCTTGTATTAAGTAGCATAGGACAACCGGTTAGTGTAAACCACTTTTCTAATAGTTGTCTCACACCACTTTCGCTGTTTTCTGGAACAGTTTGTACCCTACTAGTACCGTCTACGTGTACAATAGCAGGAAATTCTTCTGGCTTTTTACAGTTAGCAACGACTTGCATGTATGGTGATGTTGGTAAGTTTTTTGGCATTTCAAAATATTGATCTACAAATTCTTCCATAATTATTGGAGCAAATGGTCTAAATTTTTGCCTACGTTTAATATCATTTACTTGATCTTTAATGTCTTCACCCCGAGGGTCTGCTAATAAACTTCTATTACCTAATGCTCTAGGTCCAAACTCTGCTCTGCCACTTGCTACACCTACTATTTTATTTGTGCTCAATTCGTTTAGTAAGTCGTCGACTGGATAGTCACCTTCAATGTTTGTACCTAAGTAAGGATGAGACCAGCGTACATGTTTGCCGTATACTTTTGCCGCGGCACCTAAACTACTACCACAGTCTCCTGGGTTGGGCATTATCCAAACATTATCCCACCACTTGCCTAAGTTTCTATTATATAAACAGTTAAGGGCAACACCACCCTGATATACCAGGTTATTACTTTTGCCTAACTTTTTAGCACGAGCCATTACTTCGTCAATTAATTTTTCAACAACTGCTTGGGTACTTGCGGCAATATCCATTTCGTCTATATCTTTTAAGAATTCTTCGTCAACACCGGTGTGTAAGTTCTGTGTAAATTTTACATCACCTATATCTTTAATAAGACTATTTTTAATAGTGTGTTCAACATCTGTGGCATTTTTGCCATGGCCTGCCATTCCCATCAAAATATATTCTTCGTCTTGTGGGCGTAGCCCGAGTCGTCCTGTCATTGCTGAATAATATAATCCTATAGAGTGAGGGTACTTTTGACTCCATAATTTTTTATAATCTACTTCACCATACCTTCCCATCATAGGAAATTTATTATATGTTGCTGACCAAATAGAAATAGTATCCCATTCTCCGATAGCATCTATTACTACAACTGTAGCATCCTGGAAGGGAGATGTTTGAAACCCAGAAGCAACATGTGACATATGATGATTGAGTGTGTGAACCTTTTTAGGTAACATATCATAATATGATCCAAAGTGCTTTTTTAAAGTTTGTTTAATTGTCCATGTTGACCCTTTTTTATATCCCTGTCCGGCATATATTTCTCTTGTCTTTTTCTTCCATGGTGTTTCGTAATATGCTACACAATCAAATGGACCATGCTTAAATGCTTCTTCGATTATTTCTGGACATAAATTTTTATCGTGTTTCTTTTTACTAAAGCGTTCACTGTGTCCAGCAAATAAAATTTTATCGTTGTGTAATACAGTTAGGCCAGCATCGTGAAATCCTGCACTCACACCTAGTATCTTCATAGGTATTCTCCAAATCTCTTGTCTAAATCTAGTAGGTTAGTAGACCGTTGTTTATCCATAGCTTTAGTAAGTAATGTTAATGATTGGCCTTTTGCGGCAATTGGTGCCTGACGTGTGAGTATACAATTAGTACATTGTTGAATAAATTTTATTGTGTGGTTGTTGCGAGCTGTTTGTTCAATTGTATTTAGTTCTTCGACTAACTGAGTTCGATGTTCGTCAGTTAAGTTCCCGATATCAAATCCCGTAGGCCATTCTAACGGTATAGCAAAGCTAGGTTGATTCCAATTTTCATATGTATCATACATTGTATCTAACCATTTAGCATACTCTCCTATGCCAAACACATTATACATCTGAAGTACGAAATTTGCCCCCATGCCAGCGGCGTGTGGTGCTAGTCTACCTATGTTCTTAGTTAACTTATTCCAATTACCGTATGTTCGTATATACTCGTAATTAGATCCATAACCGTCAATACTAAATCGTAAGTTTGTATTAAAGTGAGCAATCCTTTCTAGGAAACTTTTTCTAGCGTTAGTGCCATTTGTTGTTATACTAATATGTACTTCTGGTCCTTTATCCAACTCGATCATTCTATCCATTAACGCTAAACAGTTTTCATCTAGAGTTGGCTCACCTCCTAACATGCGAATATTAGTAATGCCTATTAAGTATTCTTTTGGCGGCACAGCAAACGTGGGAGGTTCTAATCCATCTGCTATATCTCGTTCACCGTATAGTTCAACTAGTGTTTGACTCTCTCCAGCGTGTTCTGCAATTAAACTCGAGTCAACCGGTGTACACATTCTACACATGAGGTTACATTTATTATTTGGTCTTACATCTAGTTGTAGTACAGGAGGTTTGTCACCAAATTGTTCTAGTACTTGTTCTTCGCTTTCTAATTTAAAAGTTTGTACAGCAACTTGCCTATGGCTTTGTTTTTGATTGCTCTCATCTCTTTCGCATTTGCGGCAAGCAGTAGGCCATTCATCATCTCTAAAGTTTTGCTTTAGGTTTTCCCAATAAGGTTCTGTAAATCTTCCATCCATGGCTTCTTGTAAACTATTAGCTGTTATAGATTCTACAGCATCACAGCATACTTTTATTCTATGACCCTTAGGATGATTCCTACCTCTATAGTATAAGTTCATATAAGGATATGGACAAAATAATTTACTCATAGTACTCCTTGAACTCTGGGAAGGTTTTAACAAAGTCTGTTCCTCTCCGTTTGTCTAGTTCGTGTACATATGATTTTAAATCTTCTCGTTGTTTAGTAAAATCGTTCTGTTGCTGATGCTTCCAGTACTTGTATATACGTTCCATCTTAGCAGTCTCATCTTCGTCGAACCATTTAGATTTAGCCATGTACTTCCAGCTTTTCTCTATAAGGTCACCCTCTTTCATAATTTTACAGTCTAAAAATTCAGGATGTCTAACATAAGGAATATCTACGTAGACTGATTCTTTACCGTACCGCTCTCTTATAAGTTCAATGTCTTTCATGAACATTGTAAAACTGCTAATACTTAATGCATTATAGGCACACATGAAAGTGATCGGAACTTCTGGTAAAGTTTCGATACATTGTGCTACACGTCTAATAAATTCATCGTAGTTCATACCAAATCTAATGTAATCGTTTTTATCGTCCCATGCTTCTGCTGATGTGTATATTTCTAACTTGCGAAGTTTATTACTATCTAATATTTCTCGGGATTGTTTTAAAAACTTATTAAATAGTTTATCAGGTACGCCAAAATTAGCATTAATACCTAACAGTAAATTAGTATTTGGTTCTTCTGCTTCTTGAATATAATCTAATACTTTAAAAGTATTCTTGTTCATTAACGGCTCACCACCTGTTATTCTAAACGTGTGTAAGCTCTGATACAGTCTAGGCCACCATTTCCAAAATGCTTCTTGGTAAGGATTGTGTTCACGTTCTGGTATAGGCATTTGGCCTGCATGTTCTAGCCATTCTAAGTTGTTATACTTGTTGCTTGTTGGATACGGTCCATGCTGTTTAATTTCTTCCATCCATTTAGAACTAATATGTGGAGCACAATAGATACACTTAAAGTTACAAGCATTACCAAAACTTACTTCAACGTATGTAGGATCAAAGTCTTCGTCGCCTTCCATTGCTGCAATTTTATTAAAGTGCGGTTCACTCCAACTAAAGCTACTTTTATAATGCCTATCGCTTAACATCTCAGGAGCCGCATCTTCTACTCTCCAACAGTAATCGCATTCTTTAGGACGCACACCGTTAAGCATTTCCTTGCGGCGTTCTTTTTTAAACTTTGTATTATGTAAAGCACTAGGGTTTACTTCTAGTTCCTCTAGAGGAATTTTATGTGTACTCGGATGATGACAACTCTGTGTATGACCGTTTTGTAAATGTAAAGTTACTTGGGTCCATTTGGCAAGGCACAGGCTTGGACTTTTCTCGTCTAACCTCTTTTGCATTTCGCGCCAGTTTTTATTCGCCACTATATAGATCCTTTAATAATTGGAATGTTTCGTCGGGACCAGTTACATGATAAAACTTATCGTATAACCTTAACATTTCTACTAACGGATAGTCATTGCCTGTAGTCTCACATCGATCACCAAAAAATACTAAAGGCGTTCCTATAGTATTATAAACTTGTGATTTATTTCTACCCTTCATGAATATATCTAAACTAGTGTTTCCGCCAATTGATGCCTCAAAGCCTGGAAACTTTTTATTAAACCTTTGTGATATGTCTAATCGTTCACCGTGTTCGTTATCCCACTCAAAGTAAACATCTCTGGCTTCTTCGGGCATATCTCGTCCAGCTATACAAAAGTTAATTACGCCTACACGTTTTTCAATATGATTACCATATCTATGTGGGTAAGCACTTTTTTCTAATTCGTTTTCTAACCATCCTATCATATCTTCTGGTGGTGTAAAGTTTGTTTGTGCTATAGGAATACCATATCGCCATACATCATTGCCAGCACACTGGAAAGCCATGCTACAATTATCTACAATCTCTGGTCCTATTTGTTCTATTGTTTTTGGTCTGTCACTGCCTGTTACGAGGTAAACAGTTTTATCTTTCATCCAATCAATAAACCAAGACTTAAAGTCGGGGTCCATTAGTTGTCTAGCATGAGTTAATGTTCCGTCTACGTCGAAAACAAAATTCTTTTCCATATTATGATCCTAAATATTCTACTGCCTTGATGACAGGGACACCTGCTTGTAGTACCCTGGCCTCTCCGCCTACCTCAGGCAAGTTAACCACACAACCAAATGCTAATACATTAGCTCGCCATTCACGTTGTATGATATTAATAACAGCTAACGCAGTACCGCCTGTTGCTAGTAAGTCGTCTATTATAATAACATTCTCTCCGTCGTGGATAGAATCAGATTGTATTTCCAATGTTGCTGAACCGTATTCTAATTTAAATTCTTGTCCGTGTACAGCACCTGGAAGTTTGCCCTTTTTTCTAGCTAGTACTAATGGCACATTAAATCTATGTGCTAACACACCGCCGAATATAAATCCCCTAGCATCAACGGCCACAATACGATCAACCTTATGTTTGTATTTTAGCATACGATCATACATAAAGTTTTGTGCTAATCTCAAACCAGGCCCATTACATAAACTAGAAGTATCTTTAAAGTCTACTCCCTTGACTGGCCAATCAGGATATGTTTTAATATAATCCTTAATTAGTTTTCTGTTTTTGCCATCAGCCATTGTCGATAGCTTTCCTTAGTTCCTCTACACCTGCCCTAATACCTTTAGGGTGTGTGTGGATTGCGCCGCCTACATTTGCCATCCAGTCGTTGCCGAATTTTTCTCTAATAACAGGAATTAAATCCTTTGTCATGCCGCAACTAAATGCCGGAGTAAGATTTTGTTCTAAACAAACATTTTGAATATTTTTAAGTTCTTCATACCCCATGTCCATATAGCCGCCGTACATACCAGCGTGAATTGTATCACATCCTATGAGGCCTGCTAACTTACACATAACTGCCCATTCAATTCTGTAGGCATTGTACTTGCTTGTAAGAACTTTATCGCCACTCTTTTGAAAGTGTATGAATGTTCCATTGTCTTCGTCTCTAATAGCCTTGTAAGCACCCATGCCACTCCAGAAGTTAATATGTACTCCCATACCTCCCCATCCACTAACAGTTCTTGCTTTGTCCATTAATGTGTGCGGATCTGAATTAATACAATAACAATAAACAGTTTTAGATCCATCAATGATAGGCTGTACTATGCCGATCCTTTCTTCAAGGGTTAAACAAGCAGGGTTGCTCATAATCTCATCTTCTTTAATAAAATCAGTGCCGCCATCTACCATTTGTTGTACAATATCTTTTAATGTAGCAGGAGAAAGTCCTGTTTTTGGTTTAACAATAGTACCTAATAACGGTTTATCATATTGTTGAACGTGATCTCTAAAGCCAGTGAGACCGTATGCTGGCGCTGATAAATCTGCTTTGACTCTATCAATATTAATATCAGTCCAATGACATTGCTGTATAATGTCAATGTCCATTTGCCCTCCCATCACAGTACACATTAGTTGAGCTATGCCATCTGCATACCAATCAATGTTTCTATAAGGCCAGGCAATTTCGACTACACCTGCTTGAACAACTGCTAAGTCATCTGGGTCAGCTATAATCTTAGCACTATGATTTTCCATCATTTCCGTTGTTTCATATTTACTTCGCACAGACGGGTTACCGATACTTTGTCCTATTGCTAATCCTTCGGCCGCTTCTTTTAGTGTTGTTTTACTTTGTAAAAAGAAGTGACAGCTAAAGTGATCTTCGGGTTTATTTGCTCTATATATTTCCATAATGTTATTATACCTTCTTTAGTTCTGAATGTCAAATGAATATTTGTCATCTGTGTTACAAATATCCTTTACTACTATTACTTTAATGTCTGTTAAAAATTCTACAATGCTTACTTCATAAGGTTCAATAACAAAAATATCATTTGCTTTCAAGTGTTTGCCGTTACAAATCATTTCGCCTTCTATAATAAATGTTACTTCTCGTTGTTCCTTATGAAAATGATCTTGGTGGAACTCACCTTTAGTGTGTGTATGATATGCTACTTCAAAGTTGGCGGGCATTGCCGTTGTTGGAAAGTCCCCAACAAACCAACCTTTGAACATATCTTTAAAGTCAAATGTTTTCATGTTATTTCCTGTAATGCCTATGTGTATAATGTTGCCAATCGTGTTGTACACCTACAGGCCAAAATGTATTCGCATGTACTCGATCAACTCGGACATCATGTCCTTCTGTAATTAGTTCGTTATAAACCGCCGCAACATAATATTCTCCATATTCTGGTGGCTTACTTAATAATGTGTTAACACTATCGTTAAATACTTCACCGTTATGGAAATGATAAAATCCAGTGGTAGCATTGTTCGTAGGAAGTCCTGCTGTTGTTTTTTCCGTACATAGATGAACCTTATCAGTATCACCTTCGGTATGAGCAAAACTATGTCGTTCGGTATCTGTGTGATTATAAATTGCTATGTAACTAGACTCGGGGTTATTAGTTATTTTCTTTTGTAGGCTAGTAGTATCCCATTCAAACACTTGATCGCAATTAACACTAATAAAAGGGTTGCTACTAGTCATTACTTCGCTACATTTTTGTAATGTTTCAGCCGCTCCTTGTGTTGTTTCCTCTATTGCTGTAATACTACCCATACTTTCTAACAATGGTTTCATAAAAGGATGATCTTTAAGATGTTGCATTTTTACAACAAAATGCCAATCAGCGTCAGGCCACTCTAAACTGTAATACACATTTTGTATCATAGTCGTGTTGCCAGTTCTAATTAAAGGCTTTGGGTAAAGATGTCCTTGTTCCTGGAAACGTGATCCAAGCCCTGCCATTGCTACTACTATATTCATTTGTATATAAACGGATCCCGTTTTTTAATGTCTTTGAGTTTCTTTCTATATGCTCTTTCCATTTTAATTCTATCTACTATATCAGTAAAGAATTTCTTAATACGTTTAAGTATTCGTTTAAGTATGTTCATTAGACTCTCCTATTTGTTTTATTACAAAGTTTGCTATATGTTTATATCCCATTTTATTAGGATGTCGACACTTTAAGACTAAGTCTGGTGTGACAATTGGATTAATTTGTTCTATAAAGGATGGCACATAGTATTTAATATTTTTTGTGAGTTGGGGGTTGTAGTTATGACTGCTAGTATTAAACTCAGGTATGTCTAATGCTAGGAACTGGTGTAGTTCAATATTATTTGCTTTACATATCTCTTGTAATCCCCACATAAAATTTCTGGTTATTGGTACATCTACATCTGGATGTTTTAACATTGTTATTGTCTTATGAAGTTTTTTTGGTTCTTTTACATTACGAAGTATGTCTGATCTGTCTACGTCACTAGCGTCCATATTGGCACTATGTGACCATGCCCAATATTGCCTGTCAGTCCAATTGAATTCACTAACACCATTTTCAGACCATACCTCTGTTGGAATAGGAATCTCTGTGCGTTCAGCACTTGACCAAGCAACTATAATAACAACTTTAGATAAGTCACCATTGTAGTCTTGTATAAATTCTATAGTTCTTCTGTACATTCTAGCGTTACTGCCGCCGCCTCTACCGTCATTAATTAGTTGAGGTATATTGTAATGTTCTTTAACATGCCAAGGCCATGTGTTATAAAATTTATAACTCTGTTCATCGCTAGGATGATCTGCGTGTTCCAGTCCTTCGCCGTAAGTCCAGCTATCACCTGTTGTATATAAAAGTGTTTTATCTTGCATCATACCATTTCATAATATTGTTAAAAACTACTCTATGCCCTGTGTGATTAAAATGACCACTACCTAGTGAGTCTGGGTAATCTTCACTTAATGCTCCAAAGGTTGCTTGAATTGAATTATCTTTAAATGTGTTTTCTAGTTCAGCCCATTCAGTAAGCAACAACCAGTTGTTAGTTTTTTCTTTAAGTCTGTGTAATTGTGTAGCAAGTAAACTAAAATCTACATGTCGTTTTACTTTACTATCGTGTACTAATTTAATGTACTGATCAAGTGCTGTTATCCTAGACTTTGGTTCTCTAGATAACGACTGACTAGCCCCTAATTTGTCTTGGGCATGTAATAATAAATTACTACAGGTTTCTGATTGGATTGTATTGTTAGGAGAGAACGGTAACTTAGTTAAAAGAAATTGATCATAATCCTCATAATTGAGTTCTTCAATACTTATGTTGTGCTTGTTGTTGTATACAATGCCGGGTCGTAGCCAATGTAATCTATCTTCGTTAGTAGTACTTATAATATAAAATGCATCTTTGTCAAAATTATCAACTATCCATTTAACCATTAAACTAATAGAAAAATTACAGCAACCAGGTCTGGCTAAACTTGTTAATGTAGCGTTGAGATGTTCTGCTACTCTAACAGGATACGATACTTCAAATCTATCTTTTCCCAATCCCATGCCGCATGGGAAACTATCCCCGCAACTAATTATATTTTTTACCATTTAAAGTACTCCGTCTGTGTGTGGTGTTGAAGCATTGTTTAATTTGTTTTCTAATTCTTGTTTAGACGATCCAACAGCCTGTAAGGCCTCTTCGCATGTTGCTGGAAGGCGTTTACCGTTGTACGTATCGTCGTATGCTTTCCAGAATGCTGATTGAATATTTTCCTCTACGTCATTTTCTTTCATAACTATTGTCATCTTATCTTTAAACTTTTCTAATTTTGGTAAGTCTTCTTCGCATACTTGTACAATACCACCCGCGGCTGCGCCAACGAACATTGCGGCAATCACATTTGGTATAGCATTAAGAAACAGTTCTACCATTTTAGTTCCTTTTTAATATATTTTTCAAGTTTGTCGGCCCATAGTGTATGACCTAATTCGTTAGGATGTTGCCCAATAATTGTTGAATCTAATCCTCTATCTTTTAAGAAACCAAAAAAACTATCTGATAGAAATGTTTTTTGATCTAAACATTCCCACATAGTCTTATTCATCTCGTTGCCGTAATGATGATGGCGCCCAGGGTGGTTCTCTCCTAATTCTGCTTTTTTAAATTGGTCATTTATATAACCAGAGTTTTTATAATCTACAAAAGTATCAATATCCTCATCTGCTCCGTGTATACCTACTCCTCTATCGTAGAATGCTTGGAACATTAATAATTTAATATTATGTACTTTACATAAGTTTTCCATTGCTGTTAATTGATGAACATATCTGTTTAATGCTTCACGCTCGTCCCATAGATACGTTACATATTGTTTAAAGAATTCGTTCATACCTGGCTGATGATAATCATGACCTGCTTGTTGCGGCCATATAGTTGTCCAGTTGCTAGTTCCTTTTTTGTATGGATCTGTATAGAAAAAGTCTTTGCGCTCTGGACTAGTCCATCCAACAATGATAGCAAGGTCGCAACAGTCTTTATTTTGACCAATGTAGTTTTCATACAACCAACTTTCGGTGTGTCTTACTATACGATCGTTACTAGCCGCCGGGTAAGATATATTAGTTAATCCTATGCCTAACCTTTTAGCAAGTATTGTTGGCCAAATTTTAGGAATACGATAACTGTTATTTTTTACGTCCCAGTCAGCAACTGCTGTAGGCAATTTTGGATCTTTAATCTCAGATCCAAATGACCAGCTGTCGCCCGCTACTAATAACTCACTCATATTCATATCCTAGTTTAGTATTATATTCTTTAAACATTTTTAATATATTGGGTTTTAATTCTTTCATAACATCATTTTCTTTATAACGAGATTTTTCTTTGTGCTCTGGGTAAAATTTTTCGCCAGTTAGTTGTTGTATGTAATTAGCTGTTGTTTCCATGCTGTTGTAGTGAAAGCGTTTACAGTTACTAGGAATATCAGGAATATCAGGAACAACAACTTTATCTAAAAATTTCTTTTGTATTAGACCGCTATCATGCCATTGATCAAAGAATATTCTAAAGCAATCTTTGTATACAATAAAACTATGTAATGCTGTATTAGTATCTGATTCTATTGTAGCGTGTTTGTGATTTTTAAATCCGTACAGCATTTCTTCGTCTGCGCCTGAGATATTATAATAACAAAATAAGCCAACGGTGCTAATAATCATTAATACGCATCTCTTATTGTTTGCCAATCTAATACAGGATCTAAGTCAACTACTGATGTACGCCAGAGTGTTTCGCCTAATTGGGGATTAAGTTGTATCATTCTTAAATTGTATTTTTGTCCTAATTGATACATTATTGTTCCTGGTGAATACATAGTATCTTCTGGGTCTATGTTACCACCAGTTATACATGTTTGTTGTTTTTGCATTAATGTCCAATTATAATACCTGTAACTATCACTAACAATGTCCATAGCATGACTATTACCCCAGTATATTATATCACTAAAGCCATGTGTAGCAAAGTCGGTTAATACTAATCCATTGTTGCCTATGCTATAGTATATGCTTCGATCAATTACATCTGTATATGTCCAACGCTTGTGTACTGGTATTAGTAAATCAAATCTACATTTAATTACAATGTCGTATCTAAAGTTATTTTTAATTTCGTGTTGCCTTTTAAGCCAATTGGATTGCTGTATACTGTATAACATATTGCCACAAAAGCCTTTGTGTTTCCATGGTGTTTCTACAAATGACTCAACGGGATCTAAAAGTTCGTTAAGTTGTGCCCAGTCTTCTTCGGGCTGGTCATCGTCCCAAGCATGATAAAAATGATCTGCTTTTATGTTTTCAAAAAACTTTAACAAGTAAGGAACAGCTCGTAGTCCAGTTCTTAATTGCCCGCTCCAACATATAGCAATTTTAGGTGATCTCATGGGAACCTCCGCTGTAATGGTTTTCTTCTCGTTTTAATTTTATAGGCATGTATGTTTGCTTAGGTTTAATATGGTTTGCTTTTATATGAAATGATAAAACGTGTTCAGGCCCGTATGCTTCTTGCCTGCCCAAATCAAACCATTCTCGTTTATACTTTGGAATACAACTATAAAAATCACAAATACGATCATAATCAAAACTAGGAGCTGACCAGTAAACATCACTACATCTGTATCTATGAAAATCGTCAAACGTTTGATGTATTACATTAACGTTGCCTAATGCTATTGGTGACAACCTATATTCTTCTTCAACAATCTTGCCTAATGCTATTGGCTGAAAGCGTTCTCCTTCAGCCGTGATGTCTAATGCTGGCGGTGACATCTTATATTCTTCTTCAACATAGTTGTCAAATCTCATTCTAACACACAAATCATATTCCATAGCAAACTCGCGTTCGTACTGTTGCTTTAAATGGCAAGCCATCATTACACCATAAAACTGGCTATGATAATTAGGGTCAAATACTGCCCATTCGTGTTGATCCTTACCTCTGTTAACAAAGTCAATGGGATCTTCAACTAATATTTTTTTAGGTTTTAATAATCTCTTAACTATATTAAGTTCTGTATTACTGTGAACTTTTTCTTCGTTATCGTTATTAGCGTGTGCTACTTTATTTGGCGCTGTAGAGTTAGTCCACGTATGTACAAAATAGTCTACTTCGTCGGTGAGTGGGTCAAACATTTTCTCCCAACTAGGAATACATTCTTCGTATCTTCCTCTTAACTGGCCACTGACACAAACTGCTATTTTCATTCTATAACTCCGATGTAATCACTACAAATACCGTAGCAATCTTTATATATTTTTAATTCTTCTGCTGTAGGTCTTTCCATATGACAAACAACTGACTTAGGACCATACTTGTTATAATCTGAATGTGTCCAAATATAACCATGGTTTGTTAATGTAACATCGTCTCCTTGGTGCCAAAAACAATTAATGCCTTCGTTGGTCATATACTCTAGTGCTTGTATGTCTTTAGCGTGGCACCATAACCCCTTCATTTTTAGCATATTCTTGTTAACTGATGCTATAGGGCTATCGTGTCCTAGTTGAACCATACCGTTGCTATACCACACATCTATTTCAACATCATATCCTTCTGCTAGTGCTTCAAAAATATAATGTGGGCTGTTTTCCCTTTTAGGATTTGGCCCAAATAAATTACCTCTATGACTTATCTTTCTCATCCTACAAACGCCTTTTCTAAAACAAACGTTCCTTGTTCTTTAACACTACCTTCTTTCCAGCCGCGTCCTTCTAAATATTCTTTCATCTCCATATTAAATGCCATGCTACCACATAGCATAACTTTATCTGTTTCTGGAGTTGCTTCGCTAAACAACGTTCCGTCTTTAATTAAATTTGTTATTCTTCCTTTATGTTTGTGTGTAAGTCCCTCGTAATTTAAAGGTTCTTCACGTGTAAGTGTTGGAATATATGTACACTTGCCCATATTTAATATACTAGCATAAGACTCTTGGGCGTTGTGTGTGCCTGTTGTCCAAGTAACATATACATTATCATAATATTCAAACGTCTCAGGGTCTCTTAATATACTCATGAACGGAGCAATACCTGTACCGGTTGCCATTAGCCATAAGTTACCACCAAGTGCTATATTGGAAGTTGTTAATGTTCCTGTAGGCTTCTCACCTACAATTAATTCATCACCCACTTTAATATGCTGTAGTTTACTTGTTAATGGACCGTCGGGTACTTTGATACTATAGAATTCTAAAAACTCGTCATATGGCCCACTACAAATACTGTATGCCCTCATTATAGGTTTGTTCTTTTGTAGTTTTTCTGACCAGTTGTCCAACCCAATCATTACAAACTCACCTGCTCTAAATCTAAAAGTATTAGGTCTCTCTGTTCTAATTTTAAACAATGTGTCCGTAAAGTGTTCGACTCTAGTTACTTTTACTATCAAAATAAATGTCTCCATTGTATATTAGGATGTTGGTGTTCAATAGCTTTCATTTTTTCTTTCCATGTATCCATTAATGCTCGATCCCATTTAGTTTGTTGTGTTTTGTCCATATCCCACGGCGTAGGTTTAGTCCAAGACCAGGTTTCGTCTTTCTCTATACGATTTTTTAAACAGTCAAAGCCTACTGTATGAATAATTGTGCCACCTAGTTCAACAGCATATTTCATTTGTAAAGTTCCTGTAATATCAAAATCGTCCGCTTCTTTAGGCACAATAAAGTTTTCTTTATCATTCCATTTAGTAATAATTTTGCCTTTGTATTCGTCGCTTAATAGTAATGCTGGTTCTTTGTCTGCTACCGCAATAAAATCTAAATCATTAAATCGTTTGTATTGGCGTTTTGTTCCTAGTTTAAAATCATATGGATAGTTACAAATATGTAAATTATCTTTTAAACTAACACCATTGCCTATACATAAGATTTTCATTTTATGTCACGCTCGGTTAACATAACACCGTACCTAGTAGGATTAGTGTAAACCATTTTAAACCATTTACTAGCATCAGCATCTAAGTCAGCAATTCTAAATTGTAAATCGTCTCTTAATTTAACACCATATTCAAGTATCGCTTCTTTGCGTTTTGTTTCGTCATCATATTTAACTAATACTTCTTGTACCATTTTCTGCATGTAGTCGTAGTCAGCAATTAATGTATGGTCTTTTCTTTCTACATTAGTTTCGTATGTTCCCATTCTTGCTCCTAGTACTGCCCAGTCGCCGTATTCTATATCAACGCCAACGCTACACCATATTGCTAATCTGTGTAAATTCTTATAGTGGTTCTTTTCTAAGTAATCCCATTTGTCGGGGAGCATGCCTTGATCTAAACTTAACTTAATGCCTTCTCGATATCCGCCCCTAAACGCTTGTTCAGGACTTCCGTTAACACAGACATCACTCATAGTATCTGCCATTTGGAAGTATGTAACCATCCAACAAAAGTCTACAGCGTCTTGTTCATTAGTTGATTTCTCGTGACTCTCCATATTAGTAATGATGTGTTTAGGCCAAAGTTTAACGCCTCCGTTTCCGTATGCTAAACCGTTGATAATATTATGTCCACACCAACTGAATACAAAGTCCTTTTGTGCTTCGTCATCTATTTCTAATACTTCATTAAAAAACTCTTCTCTTACTCTGTTGTCGCCGTCAATAGTAAATACCCTGTCAGTATCACTAATTTGTCCTGCTTCATTGTGCGCGGCATCAAACCCCTTAACTCCGTGTACTCGTTTTGCCCATGGGCATTTACTTTTTAAATCAGCCCAGTTCTTTTCGGCATTGGGTTCGTCGTATGAGATATACACGACATCGAAGTCACTTACTTTATATTGTTTAATCATTGATTGTCCTATAGCTTACTAGCATGTCTAAATTGTATCTAGATATTAATGAGATTTCTTGATGGTTGAGGTAATTGTCAATATCGTATTCGTATTCACCGGTAGATTGTAAGGGTATACGTTTTAACATTATTGAATGTTGACCTTTAGGTGTAACCCAAAGTGTTTTCTGATCAGGTAAATTTCCCCTAGACTCTAATTTTAATTTCCTAGTAGTAGGGTTATATTCAAATCTGAAAAGGCGCTTTGGGTTGTATTCTGTTACTACATGAATACGTTTAGTTGCCGCCATTGCTTCGGCACTAATATTTATTAGTTGAGGGGGAGATTGCCCAGTATCTACCATCCAGTTTTTTAAATTAAATTCGGATAACTCTACATACCTATCCCTACTAATGCGAATATAATGATCGTCTTTATAATCTCCATCTTCTTTTGGAGCAAGTGCTATAATTTGACCAAAGTCGTTATAATATATTCTATGCTGACTTGCTTTTGTTGTTTGCTTAACATCTACATTAAACAATTGGTCAACTAGTGCTTGAACGTCTTCTTGTTTCATAGCAATTCCTCGTTTAGTTTTGTATATGTTTTAATCATTTCGCATATATTGTCTAGTTTTATTTTATCCAACATGCTTCTACTAGATAACGTACTTGTTAAGAACCGTTTAATTTCATTTCTATCTATGTCAATAAACATTTTATTATAGCTAATCTTAACAATTGGCGGAGATTCTTTAAGACCAATCTGTTGATTTTTGTAAAATGTTGACGCTACCTCTTTATAATTTTCTAATAATACTTTAGCAACTCTCTTAGTGTGTGTTTTTAAAATTTGTAATTTTAATACTCTAGCATGTCCTTCTAGATCTAAGTCCATTGATAATAAATGCTTTACGTTTTTAAATTTATGTGTTATACCGGCTGGATAATTGTGCGGATGTACTATTATTGTCGAGGCATTGCTTTTTTTAACCTTTGATATTTCTATAGCAAGTTTTGTATGAGTATTCTGTATAATGTCACTTAATGGGTCAGCTATTGCCTTTACAACATGCCCCGGAGTATCATACATTAAGAAATGAACTTCGTCAATTGGTACACCCATACGGGCTTTGGCATTAAACGATTTCCAGTTGTTATTTTTAGGATAGTCTTCTTCTGTTAAAGCAGGAACGTTATCATAACAGTACTGTTGTAAGTATCCTAAGAAATCACGACCAGAACCAGCTGGCATTGATACGATTGCTATTATAATATTTTTGTATATATCCTCGATACTCATTCTGCTAGTTCCTGGAGCCGTTTAATATGGTCATCTGTTAACCATTGCTTAACATGATAATGTATAGGCTTTGTTTGTAAGTAATTGTTAATAAAGCATCTGCCGTTTTCGTCCCAACTATCTGACAAGTAATCAGTCCAATCAACGTCTTGTACTTTATAATCTAATAGTCCTTGGCATTTTGATTTTAAATGTACAAAAGTAAAACTAGGAATAGGTTTAACTTTATCTTCCCATTCTAATAATCTAATAGCAAGTCCGTATACTTCGTCGGTTGCTGGCCAACGTTTTTTATTATGTCTAATATATTCCCAACTGTAGTCGTCCCAATTTTTAAATATATCTTCGCACATATTAAAAAACTTTCTTGCTTCTTTACTTTGTCTAAAATAAGTTAGGGCCGCATATCCTCTATACAAGTTGTTTCGTGTAAACGCTTGACTATAATAACTTACGTCTGCTTTGTGTCCTTTAAATGTAACAGGGTTGTTACATATTTGTACAGGAAAACCTTTTCCTAATATGTTCCACCAGTCGCTATGGTCGTGTGTGAATAGCATATCAGCATCTAAGCAAATAGTTTCTTTGTAAGGTGTCATATGATATGCTTTCCACCAGTTGTGTAATTTCCAGTTATGCGGCAATGCTTCGTCGGTCCATGGGATTGTAACAACTTCATCAAATATTTCTTTGTAGTTTTCTGGTAAACGTTTTTGGTCTTCTTTTGTCATGCCAACTGCTAAAAACGGTGCCTCTACTTGACTTGATTTTAAACTCAATGCTAAAGCATAAGCCATTCTAGGATAGTCGCCAAACTTTTCACTATATTGTGCTATAGTAAAAAACCCTCGTTGTCTTTTATATTTTCTAGCCATAAAGTTCTATAAACCTATCATAATTTTTTTCTATTTCAAATTTGTTTAGTAAGTGTATGTTTGTGTCTTTTAATCTTACAGGTCCTTCAGTTGTATTAATTGTTATACTTCCTTTGTTTATATCTATCACACTTTCGGGCGGGTAACTGTTAATCTGTCTTGTAGGTAATGGCTTTAACCATCCATCAGTATATCCGTTCATAATATGTGAGGCTATGGCAGCCGTTATATCGTTTCTATAAAATGTATACGGGCTATTATATGTTGTACTATAAAAATCGTTATTTTCTTTGATTTCTTTTGCTAATGTAAACCATTGTTCTGTTTGTTCGCATTTTCTAAAATAACATACAGTAAACCAATGTATACTAGGGTAGCCATCTGTGATAACTTTTTCGTAAATGTGTTCTTGTTGTTTTCCGGGAAGTCTACTATTAATATTCATTAGCATAGGTTCAACATTTCCCCACACGTTATTTAAAACTGAATTTTGTATTAAGTAGTCACTATCGATTAGTATTGTTTCGTCATATGGTGATAAATCATATGCTAATAACCGATCTAAATTATACCAAGTAATTTGTTCACGTTTACCGTTAATTATTACACCTCTGCCATTGACTACTTCGACATTGTCTAAGTATATCACCTTATCCCAAACATCACTAGCATTGTACAATGTATTGTCGTTGTAATCAGCTTCTAGTGTAATTAAGGAAACAGGTATATCAAGAAAATGCTTAGCCATAGTCGCGGCTACTTCGGCTTGTTTTATGTAATTAAATTGCTCGTTATTTTTAGCAAATATTATTAAGCCTTTAGTCGTCATATGTTAATATCTCTTCCACACTTCTTGCTGTTACTATTTTTTGTTGCTCTGCCTGAGCTCTATTTTGTTCTTGAACGTAAGTATCTAATATTAATTTCATAAAAGGTCTAACTTCTATTTCGATTAGATTTTCATTTCTGTCATCAATGACAGCTTTTTTGTAGTTTTTACGTTCGAGCAAATCTAGTAAGTTTAGCAATGTAGGATTGATATTAAATAATCCGCCGTTATAACCGATAGTGAGCCTTTCATTTTTAAGCTCTTTTAGTAGTTGTAATTGGTTATTTTGGACTTGTCGATAATTTGCGTTTTTGAATAATTCTGATGTTTCTTTGTTCATTGAGATATCCTAGATAAAAAAATAGCGAGTAGTTTTTAACACATACTCGCTATATTATAACACGTTAGGACTAAGGTGTCAAGTCTTTTTTAGAATGATTCTGTTGTTGCCCAACTTGGATATGCGGGTGTATAAACAGTAGACCTTCTTGATGTAAATACTGCGTTTGTACCTGATTCTACTGTATCAACTGTGCTTGGAGATGTCGCGGCATGTTGATCGTCCCATGTAATTTGAATTGTAACAATTGTGCCATCAGTTTTTGCTTGAACTAATACATCGTTGGCACTATAAGCGCCTGAGCCAATGTTTGTTCCTTCAAAAACAGTCGCGTAAGTTGAAGTTAAATCATGGAAGCCAACTGTTGTACTAGGTGTTCCAGCGTTACCAGTTCTTGTAGTACCAGTGTAACCTATTTTAATAGTACCTATGGAAGTATCAAAAATAGTGTTCCAGTTAGTAGATTGTGTGCTAGTTGCTGTTGGTTGATCAAACGTCATGTGTAACTCACCACCCGAGTTGAAAAACGTTCTACAGTGATTAGCATTAGAAAATGTTGACGTAACTGTTGAGTTAATAGATGCTGTGCCAACTTCGCCGCCCCAAGCAGTACTTCTTGTTGAAGTGTGCTGTGTTGCTGGAGTTGTTTGTTGTCCTGCGTCTACGTTTTGAAAGTTATTGTCAATGTCTGTAACCGCTCCACTCAAATTGTATGAGTAAGAAGCACCGCCAATTGTCTGTGTTCCGTCAAATGCGTGTACTGTGCCACTTGTTGCTGGATAACCTGTATCACTTCCTCCCGGAATAGTTACTGATGTTCCTTGGTGTGTTGCCGCATTTGTGACCGCCGTTAGTAGCGCCGTCCAGTGTGCCGCTGTAATGCTATCTGTTGCTGATACTGTTGTTAAGTTTGATTGGTTATAACCTTTAGTGCCCGAACCGACACCTATTACGCCATTTACCGTCGAAACAAAAGCATTGTAATCAGAAGCAGTTATTGTATTGCTTGTTGAATATGCCATTATATTTTTCCCTTATGTCCTGTTATATTAATTAATTATCACAAATGCTTCAATTTCACCCACTTCATGACTATTTTTGTCTTGGAGTGATCTACCTATGCAGTTGAAATAGTTTGCTTCGCCGGTTGATGCGGATCTTGCCATGCCATTTCCAGCACTAACTAGTCTATCACCTTTTTTAATTGTACCAATAACTTTGACTGGTACTCTTCCGCTTACTGCTATCGCTGGATGACTGGCGTTGTCTCCTGCTTTAGAATTCATTAAGTATGCTGGTCTTGTTGAAATAACACCAAATACTTTGTTACTTAATTCGTCACTTACTTTTGTAATTTCTTTTGCTCCACCTAAAGCAACAATAGTGCCAGGTTCTTGCGGGTTGTCAATAGCAAAACGCTCTGCCAAGTCAGCATATTGTGCCGAGGTACTTTCACCTTCGAACGTAGTAGCAAATACTTGATTAAACTTTTTAGCTGTGCTACCTAAATCTCTAGTGTTGTTAGCATCTGGGATCAAGTCACCAGTTATACTAGCACTACCGTCTCTTAATAGTGTTACACCACTTACTGAAAGTTGATTATCAACATATTGTTTTGTAGCGGCACCTAAGTTAACTGTAGGATCACCTGCTAGTACTATTCTCGATGTGGCGCCATCTACTGTTAATGCTGTAGTAGGTGAACCACCGTCGTTGACTGACATAATAATATCACCGTCTGATGTATTATTATGAAGTGTAATATTACTTCCTGCTACACTAACTCTGTAGTCGTCATCTGCGCCTACGTAAAAACCTGTATCGTTTTGAACTTTAAGTGTACCTGATGTAGTATCATTGCCACCTGATATTAAATAACCAGTCGCTGCCACACCGCCTAAAGCGTCTGAGTCAGTTGCTGTTCCATTCCATTTTGCCGAAGCTAGTGTTGAGTTAACTGTGTAGCCTTGCTTAATTGTAGCAAAACCCGATATAGCCGCGTTAGGTGTAAATACCGCATCTTTAGAAATTATTGATACAATAACATCATTAACATACATTTTAACAATAACGTGTGCTACTGAACCAGTATCTGTTATAGACTCTACTGTTGGTCCTGATTGCCCCGAACCCACAGTTGAAAGTGGACCAATTGTAGTCCATGTACTTCCGTTATAAACTTTTAATTGGTTGTTTGTTGTATGCCAAAATAAATCACCTACAACACCACTTGCTGGATCCGATGATGCTGTTGTAGAACTTGAAACTGTTTTAAAAGCAGAACCAGTGTATACTTTAAGTAAACTATTGGAACTGTCCCACCATATCTGGCCAGCCAAAGGCGCCGATGGGGCTGATGAGTTAGAGAAATTCTCTAATAATTTTACGAAGTTTTCGTTTAATAACTCGCCGTAGCCGGAATAGTTTTTACCAATGAATTTTAAATCAGTAGTACTATCTATTGTTCCGTCGCTTACGGTAGCTAAAACACCCCCGCTTGTTTTGTTAACTGTATATGCCATTTATTACTCCACTAACATTATTTATATATTTATCGTTTAATTAACACTTGACAGATTAGTTAAAGTTTGAATTCTTACTGTATATTCAATTTCAATTAACCGGTTTAAGGACTTCTGTACAGGGTGAAACACAACATGGGTTAATAATTTACCTGTATCAACAGTACCTACCCAACTTTTTAATCCTAACTCATCAAATACATACGTACCATCAAAGTTATTCGTGTTGTCAAACGCCGCTTGTCCGCTTGGTTCACCATAATCTAACAAACAACTTACAACGATATCAGTGTACACAGTACCCTCTACGTGTGATGTTGTTATTTTGTTACGTGCTGGGTCAGTATTTAACGCTGAATTGTTATCAACTACTTTGTAATATGTTTGATTATATAAACTACTGTTAGTACCACTACTATTAGCAGGCTTATATGTAATTACCCCAGTAGGGTCAACACTAGTACCACCGTTTCCTAAGGCTATTTCATGAACAAATCCTGTTGTTTTATTAGCAATAGACAGCGCCATTGCTTCACTCATATTTTCATAATGAATAGCATTACGCTTATTGACGAATTCTTCACCTGATACTGGGTCAAATATTCTTATATGACCTTCGACGTTGACATTTCCAGTCTCATCAGGGTTATTATTTGATTTTTCTTTAATTTCGTTTTCCATGTCGTTATCTTCTTCTGCCTTATTCATATATTTAGCTCTTTATGTAAGTCGGTTCATCAAGTAAGAAATTAGCCTGAGTCGTGGTTGAATTTTGCAAGCCTAATCCGTTACTAGCATTACTACCTTGTGTAGTATACCAAGTTTTATCATGTGCTGATGGTATCTCTTGTCTAGTACTAACATCTATAACATCACTATGTATTGGGTGACTTGCTGGAATATGTGTTCCACTAGTTCCGCGTCGTAGTCTTGATATTGTATTTGTTGCTATATCTAGATGTAAGTATTCTATTCTCTCGCCGCCGATCCACACAATACCGGGCATGTTGCTAGTATCATCCGGTACCGCAAATTGCTGAGCATTGTTTACTACTATTTCAGTATGCGATGATAATAGCTCTGCGGCAGTAGTTGCTTTGTGTTTATTTGATATCCTGTAATAATGATTCTTATCAAATAAATCTTTAAAGATTTTAAATCCAATTGCCGGCTGTATAATTTCTTCTGTAAATTGTGTTATTATTGTTATGTCAGTTGCTTGTAGTGTACTAGCGAATGCTAATTTACTACCAAGCAGTTTGTAATCATAGTTCGGTACCATCTTAACACCATTTTTAGTTACCCACAAGTAAGATACATTAGTAGGATTTCTAAATAAACTAAACTCTGCTATATTTACAACACTTGCAGTTACGGCATCAAACGGCACAGATTCAAATCCTCTAACATCAAATCCAATATCAGTAGTAATAGCACTAGTTGAGCCACCTTTAAATGTTTCTGTTGTAACTTTTAGTTTATTATGATTATTAAACGTTGTTACTACTAATGAGTCTGATCCACTCCACGTTCCGCCTGTGATTGTTAATGTTGTAGCATCAGTTAAAATATAATCAGCATTTGTAGTTACAGCAACATCAATTTTAGAACTAGCCGATGGTGCCTCGTCTAATTGAACTGCTTTTATTGTGCTATCTGATCCAGTAACTATACTATAATTTGTAGTTTGTACACCGTTAATATAAACTCGTGTGTCGCTTTTTGTTAATGTTGCATGGTCAATATCTGCTTTTGTGGATAAATCGTATGTTGCTGAACTGGAATCGTTTGTTAGGTACGTGAACACCGGTGGGCGTAATCTTGTTCCGTTAAGTTCGACAATAATTTTATCTGTTCTTGCTAAAAATGTATCGGCTCCGTCTGTTAATGTAAATGTTCTAGTGCTATCAGTTACAGTCCAGTCGTCTATTGTTACCTTACTAAATGTTCTAGTAGCAGATGATGCCACATCAAATAACATAACTCGCACTTGGTCTGTTGCAGATAACGCGGTAGCCGGTGTCCAGGTTGTTTCTGTGCCGCCAGCGGCTAATGTTCCAGTTGTATTGTGTACGCCATTAACTGTAATAAAGTTTTGTTTAGTTGATATTAATGAATACGCTATTGGTAGATTAACAACAGTCTGACCAGCAATTGCTTGTTGTTCAAAATCAAGTAACACACTATTACCGGTATTACCGAAGCTAGTTAGATGTATGATTTCGTTGTTTACTGGAGCAGTAGTGAACGTAATTTTATTATCAACCCAGTCAACGGTGTAGAGCGTAGAAGAAACTTTACCTGATGATCTAGAATATACAAGAACTGCTTGATCTGTTCCTGTTTTATCATCACCAAATTTAAATACTTTATTAGTTCCATCGCCTTTGTAATTTATACTATAAATTGGAAAGCCTAACGCATCATCATTGTCTGTATCTGTGCTAGGCGACGTGAACACGTTTATGCTTAATGAGTCAAACACTCTACCGGGCACAAATTCTTCAGGAGCATGTGAACTATAAGCATCAACAAATTTACTACTTCCATCTACAATAATATCTTCAGGTCGTAATCCTAATTGTGTATCATCAAATTTACCCTGTAAAGTTAAGTCGATATCTTTTGAACTTAAAATAAATCGACCGTCACTGTCGATTTCAAAGTTATCAAACGGTTCAGTATCAAATGCACTGTGATCAAAGTTTGGTTCGTCTGAGAATAGTGGTCCTTGAACTTTTGTTCCTGGATATGTGATACCTTTAAATATTGCTCCCAAGTCTACAGCATCTTGTCCTGCTTTAGGACTGTAATATGCCATAGTTCTATCCATTGCATTATTAAATGTAGCATCTGCCTTAATTGTTAAGTTATCACTATCAAATGTTGCTCCTGACGTAAAGCCCGTGTTAACTGTATATGCTTCTTTTAAGTGTTGGATGATATTGGTTGTAGTATAAGCAGTATTTTTAGTCCATGTTTTAACATCGGAACTAAATTTAATTCTATCAAATTTTAACGTTTCTTTTATTTTTCTTATATTGTTATTTTTTATAACAGCATACAAGTTTGTTGCTATTGTTGGACTACCACCGGTAATTGTAATAGCAGGTGTTGTAAGATATCCACTGCCCTTAGTTGTTACTGTTACACTATTAACTCGTCCGCCACTTATAGTACACGTTGCTGTAGCAGTAACACCACCTGCAGGCGCGGCCGCAATTGTTATTACTGGTGCTGTAGTATATCCAGTTCCTTGCCAGTTTATACGAATGTCGTCGACATAATAAGAATGATTATCTTTCCACATTTTGTAAGCAGTATTTGTTGTAAGTGTAGTGGCGTCGTGGCCCTTTTCTTTATTAGGTGACCTAAACGTTTTAGTAATACTGTCGTATGTAGCTGGTAAATCGAAGTCTGAAGTGTCACCTAAATATGTTTCTAGTTTAGTGTAACCTAATACGTATTCTCTAATCTTAGAATGATACGGTTTTACTTCATTGATATAGCTTTTAACAAATTCTTGGTTATCTCTTTGGTATGTTGGAAATTGATCTAGTGCCCGTAAATTATGTTTAACTTGGATGAAACTAGTTTTGAACATCCAATCAACATGTGACTGTTCTTGTAATACAAATTTCAATAAAACAAACATTAACTTGTTGTGTTCATTTTTTAAATCGTGAACTAGAATTTGGTCTTTAATCGCATCAATAATATTCCTAGTTTCAATTTGAGGTTCTGTATCCATTAAATTAAAGTCGTAACCGTCTGTGTCAAAACCGTAACTAGTTTTAACATAATCATACAAGTCATCACCGAATTTTAATGTTCCGTCTTTTTGACCTATTAGTGTGTGCTTGCCGGATGTTTTAATATATAAATCCCAACTAGTACCTTTTGTTATTTTAATAATACTTTTATCTGCTATTGTAGTAGCATTTTCATACACTTTGTTAAAATCAGTATAACGATAATCAATGTTAGTATCCGTACTATAACCAGTGTCGTACCAGTCTATAAATGCCCAGAACTTTTTAGTATCGTAACTTTGCGTTCTAGACCGTAACCAAGTATTATCGGATTGTAATGTATGGATGCTCCAGCGACCGTTAACTACAGAATCAGTTATTACCGCTACTTTGTATCCTGTTTCTTTAAGAGCTACTCTGATATAACCCAATTCTGTTATTGAATTTACAGTCTCATTGTATTCCAATGAAGTCGTTAACGGTAACGGTTCTTCTTCGTTTAGCACAGAATAATCTAAACTGTCACTGATATTATACTTTTTAATAACAGCATTCACGTATGTGATATACTCTTTTAAAGCAAGATATCTATTCATAAACACGCCCTGTCTTGGCCGTATATCAATACCGTACTTGTCGCCAACACTTAGGTTAATATCTGGGACAATGTTGCCCTGTTTATCTGCACCTGCTAAACTATCTTTAATTTTCTTAAATAGGTCTACAGGTATTTCAAGTTGTGTACTGCCTTCTGGGATTAATTCCCACTCTGTGTGTAGTATTTTATCGTTCGGTTTCTTATCATATTCAACTGCTAATACTGTATTGTTTGCTTCTATATACTTTGCTGTATTAACTAGTGCTACTTGATTTTTTCCTATAAATTGAGCATAAGCAGAACCGTTTGTTACAGGATCTGTAATCAGTTTTTTAATTGTTTCTGTACTTAATGTTTTTCCTTCATGTACAGTTGTTTTGCTAGTTGCCCAGAAGTAGTATTTTGTTTCTAGTAAGTTTGTAATAGTGTTAATTTTTTGTATTTCAACATACGCACTATCACCATATTTTGCTGTGCCTCCGGTATACACGCTAGGTTTTACAGTTGACTCGGTCCACTGGTAAATGCCAATAGTACTTCCTGGGAATAATCCACCCCAGAATAAAGATTTGTAATCAGCATTACCTTGTTCATAATTAATAAATTTAAGTTCGTTTATGTCCCACCAAATTTTTCCAATAAATATATCCTGGTTCCAATAAGCATCACTCTTATTAACATCTTTTGTTCCGTCGCTATAATTGTAAACTGCAGGATCCCATGTTGTCTTATAATCAATATTCTGTTCGGCGGCTCCTATAATTTTTCCCTTAATAGGATCAATGTAATCTAAATATGTTACAATCTTATTTGTTTCTTTGTTGTACAAAAATACTTTATTAATTCTATCAATATCAACTAATGGTTCTTCCTTTGCATCTACTGAAAATAAGTCACCTGTTTTTTTATACGTTAAGACCTTGCCGGTATTTAATGTTATTCCGTCGTCATCGAGTGGAGCACTAACGTAAATAGTATCGTTAGTAATTGCTATACTAGATCCAAACTTGTCATTGCTAGATAAGTTATTTGTGTATAAATTATCAGCTTCGACCCAGCTATTGCCTAGTTTTTGGAACACATGCGTAGAGCCTGTAAAGAATCTATTTGCTGTAAATCTAGTGCCGCTACTGTCAAATATAGTATTTTTAAGATCAACTGTTGTATAAACACGTGATGATCCACTTGGGCAACCAACAACAAGTAAGTTGTTGTTTCTGGAAACTTTAATGTTCTCGCCAAATTTGTGACCAGCGGTAATTTCTTGATTTAACGTAAGTGTTGTAGAATTAAACCAAGGAGCTAATCCGATGTCTTTAAAAATAGTGCCAGTTACCCCTGGAGTAACAATAATAGAATTCATCTTACCTACACTACTAGTAACAGTTAATACAGTACCTGCCGACGATGCTGTAATACCAGGTATATTTGCGTTATTGATATCAATTACAATACCTGATAATGTAGTAGTAGTAGACGTAACTTTATATCCATTAATGAAGAAACTTTCACCGGAGTTGTAAGATGTAAACCCTTCCGGCGATGATGTTACAACACATTTGTCATTAACTATGTTTTGATTCCTTTCAAATATCGAAACAGTTCCTGAATTTTCTACAACGCCGTCACGTTCCGGAACACCAACATACACCGTTTGAGCCGATTCGTCTATCGCAATAGACGATGATCCAAATTGCCCGTCCACTTGTTTAGCAATGTCACTTGGTGATATCATTTGTAACTGTCGCCACCTGTCGGTCCATAACGCTATTTCGTCACCTGTTATAGGTGCTGTTACAAATGTAATAGTATTGCCTGATGATGACCATACCGTAGGCTGTTTTGTAATATTTGTACCGTTAACTGCTACAGTAATGTAACTCGCACTTGATCCTTCGGCTGTAAATGTTTTTGTAGTCCCGTCACCTACAAAACATTGCCAATGCCTGGTCTTAACTTCTACAGCACCCATTCTGCTTGTAGAATCGTCACCTACGGTGCTTCTATTAGGTGAACCAATAGTAATGTGTCGACCTTGACTATCTATGCTAATAGTTTTACCATAGTCGGTATCTGTTCCGGTAAATGTCTCAACAAGTCTCCAGCCACCTAAAGAAGTTACACTGATGTCACTGCTGGCAACCGGTGCCGTTGTGAACGTAATTACTTTAGTTATTGGGTTATATGTATAATCTCTTCCAGCTACGTAATCAGTACCACCTATACGAATATATAATTCTTCTGCTGAACCAGGACTCCCAAGTGAAGTTAATGTAAACGTAGTATCAGATCCATCTCCGATAAATGTTTGTGTTAGAATGGCATCCGGTTTAGCGTAGACTCTGTTATACACAAATACCTTTTTGTCGCCTGGCGCCGATACTACACACCATAACTCGTTAGCACTCATTTTTACATCAGTACCAAATTTAGCACTTGTTGTTAACCCTAACGGTTGAGATATTGTCCCTGGTAAAAATGTTCCACTTTTAGCGTCGTAATAATAAAATAGTACAGCACCCTTACCACTATTTGAGTTAGGTGCTCCAGCAACGATCCAACGTTTTCCGTTATCCCATTCTTCGTATTTTCCTCTATGGTCTATATAGTTTTCATTATTTTTAAAAGGTCGCTCTGTAGGTGAGCCAGTACTAATACTTGCTCCTAATTCGTCAATGTTAGGAATGGTAGTTTCTATAACAGCACTATGGGTCATATTTACTGGTTTAGGTGTGTATATCTGCAGTTTGTTTTTAGACTTTTGTCCTACTACTAACCACTGATTATTAATATCTGAACATATAGCATCACCAAATTCTTCATCTGCTACTCCTAGTAACGGAGTAATAGCTTGGCTTTCAGTATATTTTGTGTTCTTTTTTGCGACAAGCCAGCTTCCTGAATCATCTTTGTCGATATAAAACTTATCATTTGTTGACCAGCCTAATTTCGGTGCTGTAATCTTTTCTCCGTCTTTGAATCTAATACTTTTAAATTTTAATATAACTGTTGATCCGGCTTCTGCGTTCTTGCCGGATACCCCTGGACCGGATGTTGTAAATGATTGTAATGTAGGAATAGTTCTAATATCATAAACACCATTGCGGGTTACTGTTGTACCATCTGTATGATAGTTTTTAATAGCAATAATATCTCCGACTGCTAGGCTGTGGTTGTCAGTTGTTGTCCATGTGTATGTTTCACCGTCAGCACCACCGTCGCAATTAACAACTTCTGTTGCTGTTGTGTCGAGGTATCTCATATCCCAATCGCCTGTAGAATCTTCTGCGATCCAAAGAGTAAATCCTATTTTAATTTTGTATAATATGTCTTTTAATGTGTCGGCATCTTTGTTGTAAAACAATGTTCCGTCAGCATCTGTTAATTTAGGATAACCAACATTAGGATATAATTCATCATAAAATATATTGTTTTTATGTCCAGACACAAACGGTTTTCTAACAGGAACCCAGTCGTATGTTATATCCGAAGGTGCTTTATATAGTTGACTTGTTGTATATTCTACTTTGCTGTTAACATCTGATTTGTTTTGTGTTGTTTTGTGTAATGTAATGGGCTGTGGGTTGTCAGTAAATCCTTCTTCATCTAATAAAATTTCAACCCTAGAATTTAAATCAGTAGCGCCGTAGGCTGCATTTCTAATGGCCCATTCTTCGTAGTAACTAATATCACTGCTAATTTGGTCAAATTTACTTCTAATTAATTTATCAACTGCGTTTTTTGTGCCTTTTTCCTGTAACATACCTTGATAAAATTTAACCTGACTCACATCATCAAGACCAATTTGGTCAAAGTAGCTTCTATTTTGATATGAGATAGCACCTTTACCGTATTTGTCAGTTTCGCTTTCTAGGTTAACTGTATTAACATCGTAAAAACTTTCAAAGTTCTTACCCAATGTATCAAAGTTAGGTAGTAAGCCAATTTTAAATGAATCAGTTTGTGTCCAGTTTTCATATATAAACAAAGCTGTGCTTGTATGATTAGTCTTTGATGTATACATCAGATCTCTAAATGTAACAATATCGCCTCTAACATAATTTGTATTTGCTACCCAACTCGGAACATCGCCGTCGTTGTAAATGAATCCTTCTGCTGTTAAACTACCGTCCCAGCCACCCGTCTTGTAACCAACTAGTCTTAACCTGTGCTGTCTATTACCTAAGCCAGGCTGGTATATAACATCATTAAATTTTGTTATATTATTAAACACTAATACGTGTTCATACTGTACAAGTTTTGTATTAACAAAGTAAATTCCACCCTTGTCTAAGTTAGGGTATAATTCAAACTCACCGTCGCTTCTACTCATCTTGTAAGTATTAGGCCTTAGCGGTTCATATTTTTGATTTAATACATTTGTTTGTGCTTGACTGTTTGATAATGCGTCAGCGATGCCAATTGGTGTTATACATCTAATTCTACTAGAGCTAGGACTTAGTGTGATGACAGATCCCGGTAGCCAACCCTGTCCGGACCAGTGTACAAATTCCTTAACACTCATCGCCCAGTTTGCCACTATTTTCTGTGAACCAAAATCTTCCATCCTATTATCAAAGTCATATCCGCTTGTAGTTAGGTACTTTTGATAAGAGAACATAAAGTCTGCTACATCTTGTTTTGTATTAAATGTTGTACCATATGCTACTGCTGACTCTTCTACATAATAATCTTCCCATTCTGTTATTTTTTCTTCGTTAACGTCGTGTATTCTAAAGTTGCCATTTTCAATTGGCTTATGAATCGTAAATCTCGGGTTGGTTAAATCATAACCGTATACAGTATATCCACTAGCATTGCCTTGGACTATTACTCCACTGTATGGGATAGATTTAATTGGTCCTGTTTTATGTAGATGAACTGAATAATCTTCGTCTGGTATATAAACTGAGTTGCTTGTGCTACTTGGTGACACTTGTTCAGCTAACACTTTAATAAGTTTTTTATCTGTGTAACCTTCTAGTTTGTGAACTAATTTAATATCCAATGTAGTAATAATATTTGTTAAATTTGTTTTAACATCAACATTGAGCCAACGTAAGTAATCAGCAACGTAGTTTCCACATCCTTCGTATCGTGTTGTGGAAGTATCTACTTTTAAATCTGTTGGAGTCTGGCGCTGGTTTGTTAGTGTCATTACTAACTGGTCAGTTAATGTGTTTCTTACTATTTGGCTTTTATTGAATACTTGGCTTAAATATTCTGCTGGTCGGATTAATGACATTAAGTGTTGTACACTAAATGGGTAACTGCTAGAGTTCCTCCAAGCATGTTCCGAAGCCGCGCCATCACCAAATTTCCAAGCATGACTAGGTGATAAATCTCCCGAGTTAGGAGAAAGACAATCGATTGGTGATTTTAATTGCCCGTTTTCTGTTACAGGAATTAACGAATAGATGTCTGCCCGTTTGTACAATAAATCAACTGTGTACCCATCTACTTTAGCACTAGTATAGCGGTGTCCGTTCTTTACGTCATTCCATAGTACTTTGTTACCTGATGTGTACGGAGCAGGACCGTATCTAGTTTCCCACCAACTTGGCTTTTGGCTCCAGCCAAACATTTCCCAAGAATTAGTATGAGGCTTGTACGTATCAAAGTAATATCTAAATAGACCCTTCCAGTGCCCTTGCTGTAATACTGTTTTATCGACACTATCTGTAAAGTTTTTATAATTCCATGTAGTTGATACATTAGCATCAAATGTTGTGTTTTCTGTGTAAGGTATTCTGTGTTTCGTCACCCAACGTAGAAACTCATCTTCTAATATATCGTTAACTTGAGCTTCGGTGATGTCAGTAGCCCTAAAGCGACCAGGCGTATATTTTTTAATATTAAAAACGGTTTCTTGATATTCTGTTTTAATATTATTATACATTCGTTTTTCAAGTTCAAGTATAACGTTGTCCCTGTTATCGCCATATGCTATTGTTCTACTTCCGTCGTGACCGACTATAACATTTTGAGTTACAGCATACGTATCGTCGCTGACTATTTCTGGTTTAAATTTTGGATATAATCCTAATTTTGTTGGCGTTGGCGCAACATAGTTTCCTAATGTATTTGTATAATCAACTATTTTTAACACATCGCCAATTGTTATTGTTTTAATTATTTTAACATTAGAACTCTCAGTTTCAAACGTATAGTCTAATCCATGATACAGTTGGGCGTTATTTAAGTATACTAATATAGCCCGATTTCCCGGAACAGTATTATCAAATACACTAGATACTTCGTATGTCTTATCTCGGTCGTCTGTGATAGTATATGTTATTACGTCAGCATCAGCACCGTAAGGTATCATATCTGATGTGTAAAATGGGAATGTTGAACTTTTATTAGCATTAACACTTTCCATAACAGTATCAACAGTAGCACTAACATTTGTAAGGTCTAAGTTGTCTAATGTTTCGAGTGTAGTTAAGAACTTTGATTTAAATTTTTCGTATTCGGAATTAGCAAACTTTAATGAATCAACGTAGTTTAATTCACTTTGCTGACTTAAAAGCATCGGGAGAATCATCGACGAACTATGTTGAGTAATTAGCCCCTCTGTTGCTTTATAATTTTCTAAGTCTCTTAAATTGTTACTGCCTTGTAATGATCCAGTAAAAAATTTATTAGTATCAACTAATGCTGACACGTGGTTTTGTAATTGCCCCAATGTAATATTAGTAAATTTCTCGTTTTGTCCATTGCTTTCTAAGTTTTTAGGAACAACATAATACGCACTTTTAGAAGTAGTTTTACTAAAAAATTGAATAGTAATCGAATCACCTAACACTTGAGTATTAGTTAATTTACAACTATACAATCCATTTTGCAATGCTATTGTGAATGCTGTTGTACGCTTATTGTTAATATAAACAAATACATTAGGCAATGCTGTTACAGAGGTATCTGGATTAGCGCCTAAGTCATATGATTTAATTGCTATATCATCAACTGTGTATTCTATTTGCTGAAACTGTCTACTGTGCTGTATACCTTTTTCCCAGCCGTTTGTATACGAAACTGTGTTGCTGTACGGGTGTGTTTTCTTTGCTAACGTAGTGGCAGTACTTACTGTTGCAACACCAGTTGTTTTTTTGTAATTAAATGTATCGTTAACGTATGTGTTATCGAATAAAATGTCGCCGACGTTGTTAAATGTTCTATACTTTAGCGGTATTCCTATAATAGTATCATTTTTACCAGTTCCTAAGGTGTACTTAAATAAACTGTTTCCTAAAAAGTCACTTGCTGGATATGTTGTTGTATCATTGATATTAATACCTGTACTGTCGTACAATTTAAATATAGGATATTGATTTACTTTAGTTTTAGTTTGCGACGCAATCCAGTTAGCACCATCCCAATGGTATGTTTTTCCTTTGCCTACGGTTCCTTTGCTAAAGTAAATACTGCTTCCTGTAGTAACAGTTTCTTTGTCATAGTCAGTTAGTGTCATAGTTTCAGCAGTGGAATCACCGTCTATATCTCGCCAACCAATTGCCCAGGGATTTTTTCTAGTTTGTAAGTCATTATCTTTTGCAAAGATAATGTTATCTAGTCCGGATAAACTTACACCATCAACATAATAACCTGAACTGCCATGTACACTCGACAACGCATCAGTGGTAGTTGTATCGATTAATTCCATTCCACTAACACCAATAGTGCCGTGATTAAATAAGTGTAGGCCAGCATCATATTGTATAATTGGCCTTACGGCTCTTAAACTATCATCAATGATTGTTACTTCACTGTTATATGTTGCTGTTGTTGTAATAATATCTTTATGGAACCACTTGTTGCCTCTGCTCCAAGCATTTTTATCTGTTGCTCCGCGAGTCATTACAATGTAATCTTTATTGTCTAGATCGGTTTCAGGGGCAACTAGCGTAGTGTCAACAAGGTGGATTTTGTCGCCAACACCTTCGATATAATATGATTTATTTTGGTATTTTGTTTCTGAAATTGTTGTGTCAAATGTTATTTTTAATCCATTAGTAAACACAATACCATTAGGTGCAGTATATGTTTTCTTTCCTAAAAAGTCTGTCGATTCTATTGAGGTAGTAACAGCATTGGCAATTTTAATTGTGCCATACGTAGTTTTATTAGTACCGTGTTGATAATAAAGTGTATCTAACTTTGCTGTTAGTACAGGTACAACTGTAAGATGATTAGTAGAGGTTTCTTTATAAAAATGTCTTCCGGCATATGTAGTTCCCTCTGTTATGTATATCTTGTCTGTAAATGTTACATTAGCAATTTTTGATAATACAATTCTAGAATTAACAATGTTAATACGAAATACACCTTGTCTATCTACTGTGGATACTTGCCCTGTTGTTACTGAAAAGCCTGTATCAATATACGGTGCTGTTGTGTAATCTACACCAGTAGTTGTCCAGTTATTATTATCTGTTAATGAGTCTGAATTTTGTAAAAATGTAACTGTTTTGCCTTCTAACACCCGTTGATTGTCTATACCGTTCGCAGATGAAATTAGATCCTCTGCATTGCGGCCTTGTACTTTATTCCATGCTAGATCACTTACTAAATTAACATCTTGTAAAAGCGTTAAATTAGTATCAAACCATGATTGAGCATCCACTTGGGGTACTGTAAATGTTAAACTAGTTTTGCTACCGTTGTTTTCGACGCCATAAATTTCTCTAGTGCTTTTTGTAGGTGACGTTGTTTCTACCCCTGTGATTGAGCCTTCTTCTGTTTGTATATAAAAATCTGCTGTTTGGTCCGCAGTAAACGTGTATGTGCCACCACGTACTAGGTATATTGTAGGATTATTTCCAGCTATCTCAGTAACAGTAAATCTGTTGTTTACTGAATCATATGTAGTAGTCCACGATCCGGTCGTTTTAATTTTACTACCTGTTACATTAACAGCATTTGGTCCATCTTTAAGCCAATAGTAACTACCGTAGTTTATAAGTGAATCAAAATTAATAAATCCTGCCCAGTTGTAAAACTCCTCATCAAAAAGTTTATTGTGATTAGTTGTGTTGACACTATTGTTTTTTAATTTATAAAGTAAATCGTCATATGTTATAATAGATCCTACAGAGTTATCGCTAGTAATAGAAGAGTCTTTTTTAACTACGATAGCAGGTTCTAGTTGATAGTCCCTTCGGAGACCAGTTGAATTTATGTAGTTGTCAGTGCTTTTATAACCCGGTGAATATTTACGACCTACGTATCCGTCAAGCCTTTGAAGGTTAGCACTATTCATCAACTGGTCTAGTGTAGCACTTAAGAACTTTTTGTTCTTATCTGATTGATATGCTTGAGGTAAAAATGAACTTGTCTTTCTCTTAGCCATTAGTAAGAAGAACTCCCGCTAGTTGTTACAGCACTTGCTGTAGTGTTTGTTGTAGTCTGCAGACTCGCAATGGAGCCACCTGCTTGAATTTTTGTAGCTGTTATACTGTCAATTATTTCCACATCATCAACAGTAGCACCGTTAATTAATACCTCATCGTGATTGCTACGTATTTGGAATAGACTTCCAAATACTTGAGATGTGCTTTTAGGAACAATAACAACAGAACTTATCTTAGTTGCTAATGAGTTGTGTAAGTACGCCCCTAATTCAGAGAAGTAAAAAGTGTCACCAAAGTCCCAATTTGATACATGAAAATAAGTGTTAATTGCTTCGATAACAGAAGCTTTAATTTCTGAATCACTTATACCTATGTTTGGGTTTTTTACGACCTTAAATGATGCTTGTAAACTAGTATCTGCGTTTGGTCCAAATAACGGTTTAAATTTAGCTGAGTGATATATTATTGTATCTGATATGCTTTTTGAATCTTCAATTGAATTAAATGAAGTTCGCAATTCTTCCGCTGTTGGCTCATTTGGCTTTGTAACACTTGTGGTAGAATCTATTATCCACTCTCGATATAAGTCCGCGTATGATTGTGTTAAAATGTACATATCTATTAAGTTGCTCGGGCTTGGATCAATACGCCTGTTGTTAGGAGCATTGTGCTTGTATTGGAATTTTAAATTGTTACGACCTATGTAAACTTTATAAGCTGAAGCAGTAGCACTTGTTCCGGCTGTAAATTGTGAACCAGGCGAAGCGTTAACACTCATTTGTAATGTATTATTATTATTTAAAAATGATGCCGCAAATTTATCATCTGTTGTGGCGTAAAATATTTTTCCTGTAGGGAATAATGCCATATTATTTTCTGCTTCTCTCATAGTCTTATAATCATGGCAAACAGCACTACTGTCTAATGCTTGATATCTTTCAATGTTATCATAGTCATAAAACTGTTTAAAGAAAACTAGCTTTCTATCTTTTGCTAGGCCAGTTGTATCATCTGTACCTACAATATTTTTAAACATATCTGGATTGTCTGTTACGCTATCGCTGTCAGCATCTCCGAGTGTTACTTTAACTTTTGTATTGTCTTTGAATCCGTCACTCTCAGTTACCATATTAATAATATCTAAAGCATAATCTTCTTCAAGTGGATTATTATTACTTGGGTTGTTGTTAACTTTTAATACGGTACACCGGTCTGTTATTGTACTTCCGGTAACACTATCATAAATTTTAACACCCTTATCAAAGTAAAATCTAGTTTCGTCTTTACTAGCGAAATAATAATCAAGTTGTCGACTTTTCATAGTATATTGAACACCGTCGGTTATAAATTGTACTAACCAACTAGCATCATTTTTTGTTGATAATGTACTACCAGCATTGCTATCGCTATATGTTTTATCAACAGCTAGGTTATCGCTAGTAATAATAGACCACGTACTAGTAGTGTGATTAAATCTAATACCAAAGTCTTTGTATTCTTTAATGTTTGTTTTAATTGTAGTTTCTAATGCAGACGGTAAGTCGCTAACCCATTTTGGGAATACCTGCTCAACTGTTGCGCCTGTTGGCACTAATTCGTTAAGTGTGACAGCACCAACACCAGCGGATTTCAATCCGTTGCCTAGTGATCCTAAACCGTTTGAGTCTACTAATTTAATAGACGACCATGTTTGCTTTGTTGCACCTAAATGGTCAGTTGTTGTACCAGCCATGTGTGTTCCGTTGGCCATAAAGTGCTTGCCGGCCTCTGGAATAAATTTAATCATACTATTTAATGTTAGGTACTGATTTAAATCTGACACACTTGCACCTATTTGTAGAACGTTGCCGGCGGAATCTTTAAAATAGCCTGTCGTAGTATTAGTTGTGCTTGACACTTTAACCCATGTAATTGTATTTGTAAAAACTTGTGGCGTAAATTTATCTAAGTAAAAGTGATACATTTCGTTACCACCTAAGTTCTTTTCTAACGTGTTTTTAATTACATTAATAATTTCATTATCATTTGTAAAACTGAATAGGTTTTTCTTAGTTGTATATTCTTTATAAAATATACCATCGTCACTGAATATGTTTGTACTACTAAATTTGCCTGTAGTGTCTTTAACATCTAAAAATCTACTAATACCACTTGCCGCTCTATTAACAGCTTTTGATTTAATAATACTTGTAAATTGTGTTAACGGAAAGATGTTATAATCTTCACCGTTAATCATTCTGTTTTGTGTATAATATGCCTGCGGTGCTAGTTGCTTAATGCTACTTAATGATTCTTTTCTACTTGCTGTATTAATATTTTGTTGCAGATCTAATGACAGAGTTAATGTTTCTTGTTGGTTCGTTCTACTTATATAATTAAAACTTACTCCAACATTTAAAATATCTGTACTCTTTATAGCATATGATGTGCCAGCACTCTGTCTGTAATAACATTTAAATCTTCCTTTAGGGATATCTGCGAATACACCGTCAGCGAATATAAGTTTAATTTTATCATCTGCTTGAGATTCAACAGCAAATAATTTTCTGTTTGATGAACTTAAACTGTTATAGATAACGTTTGAACCTGCAACTGCTGGAACATTAGTCCATTGCTCGCCTACATTGCCTTTGTCATCAACTTCGTATAACCACACATCAGTGTTATTAATATTACTTTTATCAATGTTAAATGTAATGTTAGGTAGCCCACTAGTAAGATTAAAGTCCGCCTGGCCTAGTGTGCCCTGTTTAAACATTGTAAAGAAACCCGTGTTTGCTGACGAGTTGCCTTTGCCATCAGTTCTATATAAGAAATTATATGTTGATCCAGGAATAGGTGATTTTTCATATACATAATCTTGCCCAGATATCGTACCGTTAACTAATTCAAATTTAGTGTCAGCTCCGTTAACTGATGATGTAAATGGCAAATACGGTTGTGTTCCAGCTAATAGGTTTAGTTCGTATTCTTGTGTCTTTATAGCACCTGTTGTTTTTTCTAATGCTGGTTTACCGATACGTTGTGCTGAACTCAGCGCCGCATTTATAATTGTATTAAATTGTTCCTCGTAATCAGTATTAACAGAGTCGTCCCAGTATATAGTTCGTCCACTTAAATTGTTATTAGTAGAATCGTATACTTGCTCTGTTGTGCTAATGCCTGTAATTTTTAGCAAACCTACTGCTGTTGTATTTCTTTTAGGTTTGTATGACAACAACGTAGCAAGGCGTAATACTGAATCTTGTCGTTGTGCTGTTTCTAAAAAGTTTTCCCTGGCGTTTAAATCTTGCCTATATGCTAAACTCTGGCCAAAGAATGCAATTAAATCAATAAGGGCAATGTATTCCGAGCTTTCAACAAAATCATTGAAATCCTCAGGATATTGTTTCCTAAGGTACGATATCATCGTAGTTCTTAATGTTTCAAAATCATAACTCTGGAAGTCAGCACTTTTAAAAGTTTGATAAACTTTTTTCCAATCCTCACTTACAAATAAATTTGTTTGTCTTGTACTAGTAGCCATTTGCTGTTCCTGTGTTTGAAGATCCTAACGAAACACTAGATGCTTCTTTGTTAAATGTAAATAACATTTTTTCAACTTGGTTAGTTGGAATATATTTAAGCGTCATTGAAATCTTTATTCCGTGTTCGTGTGTTGTAGGCGTAATATTTAGCAATGATAACCTAGGATCATTATTTCCTATCGCTGTAATGTTTTCAATTAAGGCATCATACATTTCGTCCGTAAATGGATCGTATAACATGTCCCATACTATACAACCAAAGTCAGGTCGCATAATTCTTTCACCTCGACGAACATTTAAATTATTTTGTAAGTCGATTTTAGCCGCTAAATAGTCAGTTACGGTCGGTGTAGCAAAATCGCTACCAGTTGTTGAAAAGCCTCTGTATATACTCATATAAATATTTATCGTAATAGTAAAGTGAGCACTTAATTTTTATGTTCGATTTTAATAAAATAGATTCTTTTCAGGTAGAAACGTCAACATATTGTAATGTAGCGTGTCCATTGTGCCCTCGGCACTTCATGGGTACTAGTATTGTTCGCCCTACTTTACGCCAAAGACACATACTTGCTCCTCAATGGAACAAGTTTTTAGCAGATATGGACCATATTGCTACTACAACGCACCCTGTTAATATGGTTTTCTGTGGATGTCACGGTGATCCACCTATGACTCCTGACTGGGAAGAAATTATTATTAACACAGCAAATAGAAATTATATCATTGATGTTGAAACAAATGGTAGTATGCGAACACCAGACAGCTGGGCAAGAGTAGGGAAAGCAATGGGCGAAGCTGAACAGCGCCTAGGACAAGAAAAAATAGTATCATTTAGCATAGATGGACTACAAGATACAAACAAATTATATCGTATAGGCATTAAACACGAAAGAACAATAGCAAATGCAAAGGCATTTATAGATGCGGGCGGTAAAGCAAGGTGGAAGTTTATTGTATTTGAACACAATAAACACCAAGTAGAAGAAGCACAGCAAATAGCAAAGGATATGGGTTTTTGGGAATTTGATAAACATGTTTCAACAAGAAACTTTGAATACAACCACACAGAAGTTGAAAATAAAAACACCGAGGCAAGAAGAAGTAATGCTGTGGAATTAAATGTACCTCAATCGATAGAAGTAGAAA